ACCGCCGCGCGGATTGCCACGGTCACGCTGGCTGGACAGGAAGCGGTCCTTGAGCGTGCGGTTGATGCCGCCGCCCGGATCGCCACCGTCACAATCGCGGGGCAGAGCGTCGGGGCCACGCGGGACGTCACGGTCGCCAGCCGGATTGCCACGGTCACGATTCAGGGACAGGCGGTCGGGCTGACGCTCGGCGTGACGGCCGCAGCCCTGACGCCGGGCGTGGCGACGATCACGGGCCAGCCCGTCGAGCTACAGGCGCGGGTGGACACGGCTGGGGTCAACGCGGGCGGCGTGCTGGCGGGACAGCAGGTCGGCCGGTCCTGCGCGGTGGACGTCGCGAGCGTCGTTCCCGGCGGCATCACCATCGCCGGACAGCCCGTGGGCTTGTCGTGTGGCGTCGGGACCTCGCTCCTGCACCGCACACTCGCGGGCCAGTCCGTTGAGGCGCAGCGGGCCGTCCAAACCGCGTCGGTCGTGGCCACCGTCACGGTGCAGGGGTCTGCGCCGTCGGCCGCATTGGCGGTCTCTGCCGCCACGATCCAGCCCTCTGCCACGTTGGCAGGCCAGACGGTCGCGCGCACGCTGGCGGTCTCGGTCGCGACGCTTCAGCCGGGTGTGGCCACGCTGGCGGGGCAACCCGTCGAGGCCCTGCGCGAGGTCACCACGGCCTCGACCGGGACTGGCGCGGCGACCGTGGCCGGACAGCCCGTCGGAGCCACGCTGGCGGTCGCTCCGGCCGCGATTCAGCCCGGTGCCGTCACGCTGGCGGGCGCGGCGGTCGGTCTCACGCGGGCCGTGTCCGTCGCCACGCTCCAGCCCGGACTCGCCACGGTCGCGGGCCAGCCCACCGGGCTTACGCGTGTAGTCACAGGCGGGCAGATCATCGCGACCGGCGCGCCTCAGACGCTCGATGGCCAGCCCTGCGGACGCACGGCGGCGGTCTCGGTCGCCGAGGTCAAGCCGCACACCTACGTCATCGGCCTGTCAGACCTGTCGCTCACGGGCGCTCGCGCGGTCGTGTCGGTCTCGCAGCCGACGGCAACCACGGCAATCACGACGCCGGTTGCACGAAATGTGTCGCTCTCGCAGGTTGGGAGGGATGCGATTTCGATAACTGGCGCTACACTGGCAGACGTCTGCGTCATTGGGTCTGATTCGGAGACGACATGAGCATCTCGATTCAGCTTGAGAAAAGCAGCAGCCGTGTTCTGGCCCTCCTGACAGACCTTGACGGCGTCACGCCGCTCACCAACTTGACGAGTGTCCTCGCCACCCTGAAGCTCACCCTCACCGAGCAGAAAAGCGGATCGGTCATCAACAGCCGCTCCGCGCAGGACGTCAAGAACGCCAACGGTTTCACGCTGCACGATGCCGTGCAGACGGACCCGGCCACCGGGACCACCTACAACGTCAGCGGGTTTCTCGACCCAGCCGACAACGCGATCACCCAGACCTCTGCCGCGATGGAGGTCCATGTCCTGCTCTTCGAGTGGACGTGGGGGACGCCCACGCGCACGGGGCGCGGCGATGCCTCCTACGCGGTGCGGAACCTGCGGACGGTCGCCTAGAAGGACCTATGCCCGAGAGCGAGTATGTGACTATGTCCGAGTTCACGCGCTGGTGGAGCGAGGAGTCGAAGACCCGCGAGCGCCTAGAGCGCCGCATGGAGTCGGGCTTTTCGGACCTGAAGCGCGCTGTGGACGAGGTGGCCGGGCTTCAGCGGGCCGCGAACGGCAAGACCGCCGAACACGCGCGCATGATTGCCGTGATGGAGCGGGACGTCGCGGCGATCAAGAGTGCCGAAGTCGATGTGGCCGAGACCGTTCACAGCATCCAGCAAGAGGGCTGTCACCAATACGAAAGTCACCGTGCCGCCCTCGGCGTGCTGGAGGGGTCCGGAGCCATGATGCCGACGGAGGGTCCGCCGTCGCGCAGCCTGTTCGTCATGCCTGCGCTGACCGTGCGGCAGAAAGCCGTCGCCGGAGTCGGCGTGACCGCTCTCTTGCTGCCCGCCGTGGTGGAGCTAGTGAAGCTCGCGACGGCGCTCGCGTCGTGGCTGCAAACGATTCATGCCGTGCCGAGGTAATCCGTTCGATGGCGACGCCGACACGTCCGAGACCTTCCCCAACCCCTGAAGAAGAACGCGAGTGGCTGGCCGAGCGCGCGGCCATCCTCGTGTACGCCCTGCGCCATCTGGCCTCGGCGTGGCATCGGAAGCACGCGACGCCGGACGGGCCGACGTGGGCGCACTGTTCGGAACACTTCTGCAAGATGGCGCATGAAGCCTCGGAAGGGCGGCTGATGGCCGCGACGAAGACCGAGTACGGCGTGGTCGTCTCGCTGAAGGAAAAGGGGGCGTAGTGGAAGTCCTGCCGGGGAGCCGCTTGCACTGGACGGAAATTGCCTGCCGCGACCGGCGCAACACGCCGTATCCGCTCGACTGGCGCACCGATCCGACGCGGCTTCCGGCGCTGGTCTCGGCCTTTCGCGCCGTGCGCGATGAGTGTTCGGACGCGGCGGGGATGGATTGCCCGCTCCTGATCCTCGAAGGGTACCGGACAGAGGCCTATCAGGAAGTGCTTCGGCAGAACCCGCGCTACAAGGCGGCGAAAAACTCGCAGCACTGTCAGGGCCGCGCGCTGGACGTCGCCTGCCCGCGCCTCTTGACCTTCGACGAGTTCGCGAACGCGGTGCGTCGCGCGTGCGCGCACGAGGGATCGCCGATTCGCTACGTCGAGCTTCGGCCGTCCATGAACTACATCCACTTCGACGTGCGGCCGACGAAGCGGCTGCTGGAGGAGACGGTCCCATGACCGACAAGATCGTGTCGCCGAGTCGGCGCTACGAACTCAACATTCAAGACGACGGCAACCTCGTCGTCTACCGCTGTGCCGACGGGAAGCCCATCTGGGCGTCGAACACGGTGGATCTGTCCCCGCTCCCCCCTCCACCGCCCCCGTCTCCGTCGAGCCTGCCGCGCCTGCGCGTGCGCGGACACGTCTTCGAGACCGAGACGGGGGAGCCGTTCACCGCGATTCAGGCCAGTGATTTCAACCTGCTGTCGCGGTTCCAGTCCGGCGAGAACCTGTCCGAGTTGCTCGCGCAGCGCGTGGGGTGCGGGTTCAACATGCTCCGGGTGTGGACGCTCTTCAGCATTCCCAACATCGGCCACTACCTCGACATCGACTACGGCGCGGTGCCGGAGTTCCTCCAGTTGTGCGGCAGCTACGGTCTCTACGTCCAACTCACGGGCTACACCTCAACCGAACGGACAGACCACTGGCCACAGCTTGTGGACGCGGTTGCGGACGAGCCGAACGTGCTGCTGGAATTGGGCAACGAGTTGGACCTGCCGGTGAACCGCATCGAGATGAGCCGGTACGCGCGCCCGTCTGGCGTGCTGGCGTCCTCCGGCAGTGCGGGGTCTCAGACCGTGCCGACGTGGACGCCGTGGGACTACCTCGGCTGGCACACCAACGGCGCGAGCGAAGAGCAGCGGAAGGTGGGCCACAACGCGATGGAAAAGGCCGAGTCGGCAATCGGCTGGCGCGGGCCGGTGTTGACGAACGAGACGAGCCGGTTCCCCGACGTGGGCATGTGGGTGGGGCGCGATGCCGCGCAGCGGCGCAACCTTGCCTACGATGCGGCGGCGGGTGCGGCCTTGCTGTGCGCCGGGTCCTGTTTCCACTCGGTCGAGGGCAAGACGTCGGTGCTGTGGTCGCCGGAGACGATTGACGTCGCGTGTTCATGGGCGTGGGGCGCGCGGTCGGTGCCGCTGTCGGCCCAGCACGAAGCCTATCGCCGCCGAGACGACCTGCTGACAGACGCCTTGCTCCGCGTGTACCAGCGCGGCACGTCGGACGCGAACATCGTAACGATTCGGAAGTAGTCAACCAAGGAGGGTGCGATGGGAAGCTGCAAGGGCAAGGGCAAGGGACGGAAGAAGTGAACCCGCTATACGTGACGATGCTCGGGGCGGCGCTCCGCGCGATCCTTTTGGGTCTGTGCGGGGGCCTCATCGAGAAGGGGATCTGGACGACCGGGCAAGTGGAACAGTTGGCCCTCGGGCTGGCCGGGTTCTTCGCGACCGTCGTCTGGATTCTCTGGATCAAGTACAAGGACCGGCTGCATTTCGACGCGGCGCTCCAGACGCCAGCCGGGACGACCGAAAGCGAGATTCGGGCGTTGGTGAAGCGCGGCGAGTTGCCGCAGAAGTAGAGGTCTTATGGGTTGGCTGAAAAAGGCAGGCGTCATCATCGGACAGGTCACGGCGGCGGTCGTCGGTCTCGGCCCCGTCATCACGACCCTCACCCCCACGAAAAAGGACGACGCCGCGCTCGTCGTCGTGCAGGACACCCTGAATCAGCTTGCGGGGATCGTCACGCAGGTTGAGGCGATGGCGGCGGCGCTCTCCCAGCCGTTGCCGGGGTCCGAGAAGCTGAAAATGGCGACGCCAATGGTCGCACAGGTCATTCTGGCCAGCAGCCTGATGGCCCGGCACAAGATTGCGAACCCGGCGCTCTTCCAGCAGGGGTGCGCGAGTATCGGATCGGGCATGGCCGACGTCCTGAACTCCCTGAAGGACGACGTGGACACCATCGACAAGACGTAGCCGCCCCTCAGAGGCACGAACGCCCCGGATGGCCGTAGGGTCGTCCGGGGCGCAGAAGTCTTGTCCTAGCCAGAATGTGCCAGCCGTCGTGTCGATTTTCACCTTCGGCCGGGTGTCCCCGCTTGGGAGGCGGCAATCCAGCCGTCGGGGAGCGCATCCGGCCGAGGCTCTTCCTTCCGTCCAGCCGCCCAGCGCATCGCGAGCGTCACAAACTTGACGGCCTGCTCCTCTGAGATGACCGTGAGGACCGGGAACCCGCGCCACTCGTCGTGCCACTTGCGCTGGTCCGGGGTCAGGGGCTTCTTCCCGTTCTTGATTTCGATGACGTAGGTCCAGCCGCACGCGCCGACCAAGAGGTCTGGACAGCCATCGCCCACGGCCGCGAGACTCTGGACCGAGAAGTTGGCCCGCTCGAAGATGCCCACGATGGCCTTCTGGTTGCCGTCCACCTTGCCGCGATGGCCACGTCGGTTCATTACCAGTCCTCCGGGGGTGGGGCGAAGTCTGTTTTGCGCGGGTGGCGCGTCACTTCGTCCACGATAGCGTCTTTCGTGAGGGTCCGCACGTCGGGCTTCGCCGTTGGGGTGGGCGGCGCGATGCCACGCCGGGCGAGTTCGGCCTTGACGTGGGCGACGGTGGGATTGGTTCTACGCGGGGTGTCCGAGGGGATGCGCCCGCAGGCGACGCGCAGGTCAAGTTCCGTCCACGTCTTGCGCGTGCCGTAGCCGTCTACGGTCACGACGCGGGTGTCGCCGTCGTGGTGGTAGACGTCTGTGACCGTGACGTGCTTCTGAGGGTCCTTCTCGCCGAGGCCGAGAATGTGGACAACCTCACCGATACCAAACGAGGTCGAGGTCATGGTGGGTGATCATCTCATGGTGTTCGGCGCAGAGGCCGACACAGTTGTCGGGGTCTGTGGGCGAACCGCCAAGCGACCGAGGCTTGACTTCATGCACATGTAGACGGCTGCCCCAGCGGGCGCGGCAGACATAGCACCGGCCGTCCTGCCGCGCGATGACGAGACGTCGGCAATCGGCGCGGTCCTGTCGCGCGTGGAGGTCGCGCGCACGCTTCTCAGCCTTGCGCGTCGTCGGCTTCGGGAAGCGGAGTCCGGTCATGGGTACAACAAAAAAGCCCGCCCGGCCCCACGGGGGGCCGAACGGGCTGGTGGTCATGTGAGCGACTTCTGGTCGCGCTCGACGAGCTTGGCCTTGCGGCCCTCGCGCTGAAAGCTCGCCAGCATCTTGTCGGCATCCTCGGGCGAGCGGGCCTCGACGAGGACGTAGTAGGACAACTGGCCCATGCGCTTCGCCCGGCGAATCTCGGTGCCGAGTTTGCGGACGGGCCACGCCGCGCCGTCGTCGCCCTTCGCCGCCATCTCCAGCCACTTGCGCTGCGACGGGGCCGGAAGGTCGGCGACCTCGCGGTGGTGCGAGAACGTCAGGCCGGACGCGGGCGGGTGACGATTCTCGGGCGGCACGTTCCGGCAGACCCACTTCCACTGCTCGGCGGTCGCGGGTTCGATCTGGAGCGTGTCAAGGATCTGCGAGAGTTCTTCGCTGTAGAGGTCTTCTCCGGCGATGAGCAGGTCGCCTACCCACCACTGGATTGCGCCGTGAATGGTGCCGCACCAATCGAAGACGGCTCCGAAGTCCGAGAGCGTCGGCTTGCCGGTCACGATGAGGCGGGTGGCCTCGAAGGTGAACTTCCCCGCATTGGACGGGCGCAGGGTCATCTTCGTGGCGTGCTTGTCGGGCGTGGTCATGCGGTCGGCTCCGAGACGAGCGTGTACATCCAGACGCCTTTCGAGACAAGGTCGCGCTCGATGCCGTAGCCTTGCTGCTTCAACTCGAAGATGCGCGCCCCGTAACGGTAGCAGATGCCGTTCAGCACGACGTTCGTCGCCGGTCCCTCGCGGAGCCTCGCGAGGACGCGGTCCTTGGCGGTCGCGAGTCGCGAGGCTTCGTCGGCTTGCTGCTCGGCATGGGTCTGCCAGACGGTCTGCCGCTCCGCTGGCGTGGGGAGGTCGGCGGGCCGGGTGACGGTGTAGCCGTCCTCGGCCAGACACGAGAAGAGGTCTGTCTGGTTCACTTGGGTCCTCCTAGCGCGCGACGCTGACTCGGGCCGGAGAGGGACCACATGCTCGCGCGCTCGCGCAAGCGGTCGTAGACGGCCATCCCGAACGCCGCCGTCATCGCCTTCGGCACCTCGGACGCCTCGGTCTCGGCCGGGATGTTGAGGACGAAGATGGTTGGGCGGTTGTTCTTCTGGCGCGCATCGAGCAGGGCGCGGAAGAACTCCTGCTGCTTGTCGGTCGTCGGCGTCTTCGTCAACTCGTCGATCACGAGGACGTCGTAGGTGGCGAGAATGTCGAGCAGTTCGTACTCGGTCTCGCCGTGGTCGTCGTCGCGGTGGCCGAAGGTCGCATTCCACCGCATCCAGATCACCTTCGCGTCGGTGTAGAGTCCGGTCTCGGTGCCTTTCTCCAGTGACCCGCGCAGCATGGCGATGGCCAGCCCGGACTTGCCGGTGCCGTTCGGGCCAAACAGCACGACGTCTGGCCGTTTGTCGCGCGGCTTGGCGAGCCATTCACCCCCGCGCGCGGCCAGCGTCGGCTTGAGCAGGTCGCTCTTGTACGACGAGAGGGACCATGTGAGGCAGGCTTCCGGCACGCCCGCCTTGCGGAGCCGCTCGAAGAACACGCCATCGACAGACGGGGGGCCGCTGGGCCAGAGTTCGCGAAGCTGGCTGGCCGAGAGAACCTCGTCGGCCCGCTTGCTGGCGCGTTTGCGTGCGCCCGCCGGACAGAGGCAGCGCACGACGAGGAAGGTGCCGTTGAAGTCCTGCACGCGCAGCCAGCCGTCTGTGCAGTGCGGACATTCGCGGCCGACGTGATCGGCCGAGATGGCGGTGTAGCTCATTCGTCCTCCATGAGAATCTGGGGCGGGGGCGCGCTCAGAACGTGCTTCCGATTGCGCGCCTCGGTCTGCCGCCGCAGGTCGTCGGCGTTCTGGGGCTTCTGCTGGGCGGCGAGTTTGTTCCAGCATGACGCGAGGATGGCCATGTCCTTCCCGCTCTGCTGGATGAAGCGGTCGTGGCTGTCGAAGAGCCGGGGGAGCATCGCGACGACGGCGTCGTACCCGTGCTGCTGAATCAGCCGCTTGGCGTGGGCGGCGTCCTTGCCGCTGTAGTGGGGCTTGGTTCCCACTTCTGCCCGGAAGAGCTTTTCGTGTTCCGAGAGCAGGGCCTTGATGGTGTGGGCGTTCCCCGTACGTACTGATGGATCTTGTGACGGATCTACTGACGGATCGGGTGACACCCGTGTCACCCCAGAGGTGACAGGTACGTCACCCCTAGTGGTCTCCGACGTCACCCCCAGATGTTGTGGGGTGTCAGATTGGCACCCCAAGAGATGAAGCCGCCAGACGGTCGGGAACCGGCTCGTCGCGGGCTTGTCCACCGCGATATAGCCTGCCGTTTCAAGGTCGCGCAGGCATCGTTGTACTGACCGCACGCTGATGTCGCAATCGGTCGCGATGGTCTTGACCGACGGATAGGAGCTTCGCCCTTGGTCGTTCGCGCAATCGGCCAGCTTGAGGAGAACGAGTCGGTGGGACGCCGAGGCGAGGCCCCGGACGTCCCACACGGCGGTCATGTAGCGGATGCTCACTTGGCCCTCGTCACGAACGTCGAGTCCTTCATCGCGCGCAGGCCCGTGACGTTGAGGTCCTTCTGCTGGCTCCGGGCCAGCGCGTCGAGGAGCTTGGACACGGGCGCGACCATCTCCAGCGTCGTGAGGCGCACGTCCGCCTCGGTCGCGAAGCGGGAGAGGTATTTCTGGATGACCTGCCCCGTGGGGTGGGCCTTCAACTGCGGCGACATGGACCGGAGCATTTCGGCCGCGACGCACGCGAGGATGAAGCTGTTGGGGTCATCGACCACGGCGCTCCACGTCGTACGCGTGTATTCGCCGTCCACCTTGCCGCCCGCTTCTGGCAGGGCCACGGGCTTGACGTTCAGCGGAGCCTCGGCCACCGACGCGGCCTGCTCTTTCAGTGCCGCCTTGACGGACTTGTCGGTGGTCGCCTTGGCGGCGGCGGCGAGTGCGGCCAGTTCTACGCGCCGCTTCTCGGCCGCTTCCGCCTCGGCCTTGCGCCGGGCCTCTGCCAACTCCCGCTCGCGCTCCTCGGCCACGCGCGCGTCGTATGCCGTGATGCTGCGGTTGCAGAGTTCTTTCTCGGACTTCGCGGGGTCAAGGAACGAGTCGCGCGTCTGGCTGATGATGGCGACGACGTTCTTCGCCGGGTCCAGCATCTTCTTGAACGTGGCCTCGACGAGCTTGATCATCGACTGCGCGTCGCGGTAGCGCAGGGCCACCGTCTCGCGCATCTTGGGCGTGGAGATGGGGTAGTAGACGCGGCCATCGGGTCCGGGGACCAACGCGGGCAGCGCGCTGTCGTGGGTGAACGTCGTGAACGCCTTCACGAGTTCCTCGGGCGGACGCGTGTCGATGGTGGTGACGGTCGGTGCCGCCGCAGAGCTAGACGTCTTAGCCATTGTGGGTCCTCCAGTACGATTCGAGCCGAGAAAGAAACACAGTATAGTCTTCCGGGTCTTCGTATTCACGCACGATGAGTTGGCCGTCGCGCAGATAGACCCCTAGCCGCCTGCGGGGCAGCGAGCCACGGTAGGGCGCGAGGAGGTCGTAGGCGGCGAGTTGCACGCCGTGATGCTTCGCGGGCGCGCACGTCTTGATGTCCAGCACGACTTCCCCCGCGTAGCGCGAGGTCGTGAGGATGCCGATGCGGTCCACGATGCCCGCGACACGTAGGTCGTCGCGGTAGAGGGGCGTCTCGATATGCGTGAAGTGCGGGCGGTTGACGGCCTTCCAGACCGCCCACTGGCGCAGGTAGCGTTGGTCCTCGGCGCTGGCCGAGGCGATGATGCGCCGCTGGTTCTGCTCGCTGGCAAGGTCCATCTTCACGGTCAGCTTGTGGATGCGCGTGCCGCGCTCGGCGGGACGCCCGTCCGACAGGAACTCCAGTTGGTCCTTGACCGTCTTCGGCACCGAAAGCATGGTGACGTGTGGGACGCGCACGCCCTCGAAGGTGAAGGCGTGCGCGGTCGCGTCAAAGCACAGGGGAGAGGGTCCGCGTGTCATTCGCCGGGCCGTTTCTTCGAGGCGAGCCACCCCAGCACGTCCTCGAAGTAGATGCTGGGCAGGTCGGCCGAGTGATCGACGTTGTACTTGAGCTTGATGTGTTTCTTCACGTCGTCGGGGTCACGGCCCGCCTCTTGGAGCTTGACCCACAGGAAATTGCGCTGCTTCTGGCTGATGGGATGCGGAGCCGAGGCGACCGGCTTGTCGCTCTTCCACTTGTCGGCGTTCGGGCTGTGCGGGGCCACCCGAATCTCCTGCCACTTCGGCGTCACGTCCACGCGCCGCCAGACGGCTTGCTCTTCGTTCTTGACGACGGCGATGACTCGGATGCAGTTCGCCTTGATGAAGCGGTCCACGAACCGGCGGTCCCAGCACTCCGAGGCGATGCCGAGGTCCTTGCAGCACCGCATCAGCGCGTTGGACTTGATCACTTCGAGCGCGGTCGCCTTCGAGACGCGCTTGTTGCTCGGGTTGTATTCGGCCTCGCCCCACGCGACGGCGCGCACGAGGTCATGCACGAGCAGCGCCCACTGCTGCATCAGCGTGGTGCCGTTGTCGTCCATGATGGGCAGGTTCAGGTTCTTCAGCGACCAGCCGCCGCTGCCGAAGACCGCTGTCAGTCTGCGGCGATACTCGACCTGCGGGAAGTAGATTTCCCCCGTGGGCAGGATGTCGATCAGGTCCGGGTCCACCGGGGCCGTGAGCGCCTTGTGCTGCTTCTCGGTGAACGGTTCCTTGCCCCACGGGTAGCCGATGTAGGGCGCGGACGTGAGGGCAATCGGCTCGCTCGGGGTGGGCGGCGGCGGCGCACTGATGACCGTGATGACGCCGTGGTCGCCGTGTGGCGCGCCGACGAGCGCGCGGGGTTCTACGCGCCGGGCGAGAGCGGTGGTGCGCGCAGGGGTCTTTTTCTTCGTCTTCATGGGTCCTCCGTTTGCGTTTCGGGAAAAGAGCGGGTAGGATGGCCGTGGGTGCGGGTCCTCCAACTCTTACCCACTTCGGGCCTGACCACTGAACCTCCTGCCGGAGACCCAGCGTCAGGCCCGTTGCTTGTACGGGCTACCTCGGCGCGTGGTCGGTCGCCTCGCGCAGCGCCCACTCCATCGTATCGGCGACAGAGACGACGGCGTCCGGGTTGGCCTTGGCCAGCCGTCGGCGCAGCGTCGTCAGCAGTTCGTGACCGCTCGGCGTCAGCAGCACCGTCAGTTGCCGCGAGCGGTCTTTGCCCCGGAACAGCGAGCGCGGCCCGCCAACTCCCGGCGCAGAGGTCTTGAGCGTTGCCATGTGAATGACTCCTTCTATGTCCAGTATATCTGCGCGCACGGGCGGTCTCAAGCGTTGCCCGTGCGCGCAGGGGTCTTACAGGTCATCCGTCGCGAAGCTCACGGCGCGAGGCGCGCGGATGTTGAACGTGACGCCGTTGACGCGCACGGCGGTTGTGGTGGAAGGCGGCTGCGTACGCGTGGGCGTGACGACGGGCGCACGCGCGAGCCGCACGGTGTCCTCGCGGTTCATGCGCTGGCTCGCGCGCCATGCGTCGATATGGCGGCAGGTCTTGTCGCCTTTCTTGAAGCGGTAGCTCGGGCAGGAACACCCGATGGTGCCTGTCGAGACGTGCCGCTTGAGTTCCCATTCCCGTCCGGGGTCTGAGTCGCTGTCGATGTAGGCGACGTGATCCCAGAGCATGCTACGGCGTCTTGGTCGCACGGGTCCTCCCTTCTGGGGCGGCGACAAGGATGACGCGCTTGATGTCGCGCGCGTTCGCCTCGGCCACGCGCCGGGCGTCGGTCTCGTCCGTGTACACTTCGACGGTCGTTCCCAAGAGACCGAAGGTCCCTACGGGCTTGTGCGTGGTGCGCGAGACGAGAATCCAGCCGGGTCCGAATACCTTGGGCATGGGTCCTCCTACTCGATGTCCCACGACACGGCGTCAATGGCGTCCGCCATCTCGTCGCGGCGCGCCTGCTCCGTGTCCTCGGCGCTCTCCTCGGCGTCCTCGTCCGGCTCCTCTTCGTCCGGCTCCTCGATGCCTTCGAGTTCATCCGCGATGCTCTCGCAGGCGTCGTAGCGGGTCTGGAGCAACTCGCCGGACGGCGCGTCCTGCAAGCTCTCCGGCATGTTGTCGCGGTTGTCGGACTGCTCCTGTCCGAGGTCTCGCACGTCGCTGGCAATCGACTCCAGCTCGCTCTTCGCCGTCGCGAAGTCCATCTCTCCCGCGCGCACGGCCTTGGCGACGTCCTCGGCGCGCTCCTGTAGGTCGTACATCTGGCCCTTGTAGGCCGAGTTCGTCAACTGCGACGCGCGGGGTTGCGTCTTGCTGACCTGCTTCGGGCCGTAGCGGTGCTTCCACCACCAGTACGAATCCCCCTTCTTCACGTCGGTTCCGGGGATGTCCTTCTGGGCCTTCTTCACGAATGTCGCTCGCGCCATGTCCGGGTCCTCCTGTCGGGCTATAGGTCTTGCGGGTTGAACGTGATGTCGCGGACGCGTTCTACCCCCGGCTCCGAGAGCTTGGGGGTGATGCGGTTGATGGCGCGCTCGGTGCGGTCGATAGCGGCCGTGGCACGCTTGACGGTGTAGAGACTGCCCTCCTCCGCGCCCGTGCGGAGCTTGCGCCACGCCGCTTCGAGGCGCTTTTCGAGGCGGGCCTTCTGCGCCAGCAGCATGCTGGCGCGGTAGAGGTCTGTCCGCTTGAAGGCGGCGAGGGCCGCGCGCCGCTCGGCCTTCGTCTGGGCCTTGCGCGCCTCGGCTCGCCGCTTCCGAAGCTGGTCGTAGCCCCAGCGGATGTTGCGCCTGCACAGGCGGCAGGCATAGGCGCGGGACGCCAACTTCGAGGTCTGGTTGGTCGTCCCGCACCACGGGCAATCGACGTAGGCCGCGCGCAGTTCACGAGGCTGAGTCGGCACAGTACACCTCATGGCTCACGGTGGGCGGCTCGACGTCGTCTTCGCGCAAGAGTTCGAGCGCGAGGTCGCGGAGGTGGCTGTCGGGCCACAGCACGCCGCCAAAGAGGTCTGGCACCGTGAAGGTCCCGGTCTGCCACTTGTCGTCGAACATCATGTCGATGCCGCCGACGGATTGCGTGACGTGCCACTGCTTGCAGGTCGGGCAGCGGCGCTCCAGCAGCATGACGAGGCCGACGTGCTGGTCGGGGTTGCCGTAGTAGCGGAGGTATTCCTCGTACGGGATGGGGATGTCGTGATTCATGTACGGCCCCTTCTCGTAGCTCTCCCGCGACTCGGGGAGCGGCTGGCCGTCGCTCCCCTCCGGCACGAAGGTCTCGTCGTACTCGATGCGGAACCGGCAGGTGGTCAGCACCGGGTTCGTCAGGCGATAGACCGGCACCTTCATTTCCCTTCTCCCTTCATGGCGATGCGAACGCTGATGTTGCGGTCCTTCCAGAAGCGGTCCATGACGTGCCGCTTGAACTTGGCGGCGGTCATCTCCGAGGCGTTGGTGGACAGGCCAACGTGGCGCTTCACGTCGTCGGCCGTGATGTAGAGGTCTTTCACGGTGCTGTCCACCTCCACCGTCGCGCGGAAGGCCCCGAAGAGGCGCTCGTAGACGTCCGCGCGGGTGGCAAACTCCTCGACGTTCGCCTCGGTGATGCGGGGCATGCCGACGAACATCGTCACCCAGATGAGGGTGTCGGTCGTCGGGTTGAGCTTGCCGTCCTTCGTCTTGCAGACGGTCTCGCGGTTCGCGATCTTCGAGATGTCCCAACTGAGTCCCATTGGTCCTCCTACTGAAGCTCTTTCACGCCCAGTTCGCGGGCGATGAGGGCGATGAGGTTGCGGGTCTGGACGTTCGCGTTGACGATGTCTTGTAGGCCGAGGGCGAGCGCCGTGAGCCGCTCCTCGATGTGGGTGATGCGCTGCGCGACGGCGAGCAGCGTGTCGGTGTTCTGCTTGAGGGCTTTCCGGACGCCGTGTTCCCCGTTGGTCGGGAAGGGCAGCGCCGGTTCTACGGGCTGCGCCGAGGCAGCGGTCTTGTGGCGCTTGGCCTCGCGCGCCGCGCGCCGCGCCTCACGCTTGGCGGCAGCGTCCGCCAGTCGGGCTTTCCTCGCGTCGAGGCCCGCCTTGTAGGCGGCGACGTTCTCGCGCGTGGCGAGCCGGTGGATGCGCTGTCGCCCCTCGCCCACGGCCACGCTCGGGATGCGGCCAACCTGCAAGAGGTGATTCACGGTGGTCGTCGTGTAGCCGAGGAAGTCAGCGATCTGGATCGGGGTCATCAGGTCAGACATGGGGTCCTCCGGGTGAAGGGGGCGTTTACACGGGTACTACCCATGTAAACGCCCGATTGGTGCGAATCGACTAGAGGTCTGTCGCCGAGAACGAGATGGCGCGGGTCCGCTCGACGACCATCGCGTCCACGGCGGTCTTGATCTGCGAGATGCTCTTGGCCACCTTCGCGCGCACGCCGCCGTCGGCATCGCGGAGGTCGTCCGGGGTGATGCCCGCCATCACCGCCTTGGCCTTCTGGACGAGCGCCGTGAGGCCCTCGTCGTTCGTGACGTTGCGGAGCGGGAAGTCCTCGAAGAACTCCGTCAGGTTGGTGACGAGCGAGTCGCGGAAGACCTTCGGCTTGCCGTCCGGGCCGGTCTGGAGCCGTTCCGCCATGTGGGCGATGACCTCGCTGAACGCCTCGCTCATGCCGAGGCGGATGTCGGACACGACCTGCGCCAGCTTGGCCTCGGTCTTCTTCACGGCCTCGCCGTAGATGGCCGCGTCAATCGACTTCAACTGGTCCGGCACCTCGTCGATGTCCATGAAGAAGTACTCGAACTTGAACTTGCTGGCGACGACCTCCAGCTTCGGGTAGTCGGCCGGGTCGTACTGGTCGGCCAGCAGGGCGGCGGCTTCCTGCTTCAGGGCCGCGTAGCGGTCAAGGAACGCCTCGACCAACTGCTTGCGCTGGGTCTCGCGCTCGACGAGACCGTCGTAGATGGCCCGGACCTTCGCGATGGGGATGCGGTAGAGGCCCGCCATCAGGTAGGACGGCAGCGCGGCGGACGAGAGCCATATCTGGCAGGCGAGGTCGAATGCCGAGATGGCCTTGAGTTCCGGGGAGTCGAGCAGGCTCTTCTCCATCTTCAGCATCTTCTTCTCGGCAGCGGTCTGCACCTTCGAGAGGTCCGCCTTCTTCTCGTTGTTGAACCGGCGGGTGACGAGGCGCATGCCGATGGTCGCGCCCTTGACGACGGCCACGTCCGGGGTCTTGGTCTTGGCCGCGAGGATTTCCTTCGTGCGCGTGTCCGCCGTGTCCTTCGTCATCGGCGGCACCTTCGGCGCGGTTCTACGCGCGAACCGAGTGACGGTCTCGGTCTTCCGCATGGTGAACTTGCGGGCAGTGGTCTTGCGGGACGTGGTCTTGCGAGCAGTGGTCTTTTTCACGGTCGGGTCCTCCAGTTAGCAGCCGTCTAGTGCGAGTGGTGGTCGTGGGTGGTGCCGTCCGCGTGCGTGTGGACGTGGCCCGCGCGGGCCTTGACGGTGGTCTCGCCGCCGAGGTCCAAGCTGATCGTCTTCAGCAGGGCATCGGCATTCAGGTGGTTCGGCCCGGAGATGCGGCCGGTGGTGATCTTCACGTCGCCGTCCTCGGTGATTTCGATGCGGATGTCGTCCACGGGGCTACCTCTTCGTGACCGCGTAGGTGTTCTTGCCGGTGGCCTTCAGCGACCAACCGAACTGCTTCGCGCGCTTCGCCACGACCTGATGCGCGTAGGCCCGCTTCGCGACGGGCGCGAACTCAGCGGCGTCCATGCTGGAGCCGCGCATCGTCACGCGTCCGTTCTCGAAGGAGCCGGACACGTAGCGGCCCTCGACCTCCCCGCTGAACGCGAGGTAGGCCGAGGATTCGGACACGCGCAGGCCAAGGGCCTTGAGGCCCTTGGCGAGGAGCGCGATGTCCGCGACGTCCAAGTTCACAGAGGTCTGGCGGACAGAATCACACGGCATGGTTACGACTCCTTCATGTCGGCGGTCTTGGCGATGAACGCCATCTCCGGCAGGGAGATAGCGCGCCCGCCGGACGGGGGAAGAGCTTCCTGCCCCTGCGCCATGTAGACGCCGGGGACGTTGGCCGACAGGTAGCGCCCGTTGCACTCCTGCCGCAGCCGTTCGATCCGATCCGCCGCCGACCGCGCGAGCGGCACGACGTACGCCGCCGCGTCGAGCAGGCTGATGTCCAGCATCGACGCGAGGTAGCACAACTGCTTGATCTCGGCTCCGGTCCAGCCCTTGATGTTCGGGAGGGGCTGTTTCTTCAGGCCGTATTTCTTGAGGAAGATGGGGACGATCTTCGCCTGCTCGGCCTCGCTCGGCAGGTCGAAGAAGAAGGTGCCAAGCGTGAACCGGCGGCGGAACTCCGGCGGCAGCACGCCAATCGAATTGCAGGTCGCGATCCACAGGGCCTTGCCGCCGCTGATGGCCTGAATGACGTCGTTCGCATTCAGGATGTTGGCCTCGCTCTGGCCGACGAGCGAGTTCTTCATCGCGCCGAGGTCGTAGAGGATCGTCGGGACCTTGGCCTCGTTGCCCGCCGCCTTCGCGACGAGCGACTTCGCGGAGCCGGGGTGACCGATGAACATGAGGCCGCGCGCCTCGGTGTTCTGGAGGTAGGTGAGCAGTGCGCCAAGCTGGAATTGCGAGGTGCCGCTCGAATCGCCCGTGCCGTTGGTGCCGCTGCCCGCGAGCGCCTTTTCAATCTCGTCCATCCAGATGACGGCCGAGTAGGGGTCTTTCCCGGTGCGGATGCTCGTGATGAAGTTCTTCGCGACGTCGCAGCCACCGATGTCCTCGAAGGTCTCGGTGCCACGGTAGACGGACAGGCCCGCGACCTGTTCGATGGCCGCGTACTTCTGCTGCCAGAGCGACGGCACGTCCAGTCCATTCTCGTTGAGGCAGAGTGAGACGGCGGTCTCGGCCGAGAATGCGGCCAACCCGGAGAGGGCATCGGCCACGCGACGTTCTACGTCGCCCGCGAGTGGGGGCAGGTTCGCGCCCACCATGAGTTTGTTCGCGATGCCGACGAGCGCCGCGCGGTCGGGGCGGGTTTCGTCCAGCACGATGATGTCGCCCTGAAGCTCGGGCGGGGTCTTCTCTCCCGGCGGGGTGACGAGGACGAGCGTGCGCCGGTTCTGCTTGTAGAGGTCGCGCAGGTTCCAGATCCCCTGAAGCACGCCGGGGTCTGTCCAGAGCTTGTGGGCGTTGAGGACGAAGACGATGACGCGCTCCGGGGCCTTCGTCAGCTTGCGGAGCATGTCCACGGGGTTGCCGGTCGCGATGGCCGGGTCCTCGCCGCCGTTCAACTCGGTCGCGACGGGCGAACCGGCCGGGTTGAGCGGCATGATGCCGCGCACGATGTCGTGAACGAGCGCCGGGCTGGACTTGCCCAGCGTGTCGAGCAGGATGCCCACCAGCGAGGCGGGGTCCGGCGTCCGGGCCACCAGCAAGGGGGCCGAGGTGCGCCGGGCGGCGATGAAGAGGTCTTTCAGAGTCATTGTGCGGTCCTCCATACAACGGGCATTATATCACAGGCAGAAAACGTCAGCAAATCCGGGGGCCGAGAAGGGTTCTACGCGCGGTCGGGCCGGAAGTCGAAGTAGATGCGCGGGTTGTGCTTGAAGAGCAGTGTGCCACGCACGCCGTCGGCCTTGCGGACGACGATGACGAACGGGGCCATGAAGCCCTCGACGTCGAAGTCCTCTTGCAGCGTGGTCGTGGTCCACGTCTGCGGCTCGCCCTCCACGATGGCGTCGGCGTCGGTGTGGGCGATGATGGTTCCCAAGATGAGTCGCCGGAGTTCGGTGGGGTCGTCCACGTCTAGACCTCTTGCTGCGCGTCGGGCAGCGGTGTGGAGCGCACCGAGGGGCAACGGTCGCGCTCCGGGTTGTAGCGGGTCTGGATGCGGGACCGTGTCCCACAGTGGTCGCATACACGCGTAACGATGATCGTGCCGGGTAGCACGGGAACGGGCGGGCGCACGATGCGCCCGCACTTGTGGCAGAGGGGTTGAATCGGGTTCATCGCCGCCCACCGCGCTCGTCGTCTTCGTCCACGCGCGGGCCGCGAATGATGCAGCCGTCGCATAGCCGTTGTCCGCCAATGGACGTGAAGGCCAGCACGATCCGGCCGCAGTCGTCGCAGGTCACGCCGAGGTTCGGGTTCGGCATGAGCAGGTCGAGAATCTCCTGCGCGGCGGCGCGGTCGCGCTCGACCTGTGCGAGGTCCGTGCGCGGGGCCTCGTTGGTCTCGGACTCCATGCGGCGCGCGACGCGGACTTGGTCGAGCAAGTCCTCTACCCAGAAGCGCCACGGCCGCAGTTCCTTCTCGCGGTCGGGATTGGGCATCGGCAGCGTCGTGTCGGTGTCGGTCGCGGTGGCGTAGTCGTCGGTGAAGACGCAGACGACTTCGCCGTCGTTCGTGGTCACGCTCACCTTAGCCATTGACGGTCTCCTTTCGCTCGGCCCGAATCGTGAGCCACTCGTCGCGGCAGACGGGGTGGCAGGCCAGCCAGATGCAGGCTGGCGGTTCCGGGTGGGTGCGCGCGTAAGCGCGGAACTCGGCTTCCTCTTCGTCTGTGAGCGCGCGGAACAGGCGCTCGAATCCGTCGCGTGCGGTCGGTGGTCCGTACATCTCAGCAGCCCTCCATGATGTCGATGTTCTCTTCCGGCACGCGCATGCGGCGCGCGTAGTCCTCGCTGTCGTCGAACCGTGTCGTGCCGTCGTCGCAGTCGCCGTCGAAGCCCGGCGTGTGGTAGCCGTCGCAGGACGCGCACTTCCACAACGTGACGCGGGCGCTCGCGGCGACTACCCACTTGCGGCCACGCTTGATGAGCAGGGGCGCGTCGAGCGGCTCGCCGTCCTCGGTGATTCGCATGGGGCTACCGAAGTCGTAGCGGCTGTCCCAATGCGGTCCCATGAGGAACCACGCGCCCCGGTCGCTGTAGAGGCGCGCCCGCGAGTATTCGTTGATGCGCGCCTTCGTGGTGTAGGAGTACCACCCGCCCGTCCGGAGCGTGATCCGGCCGTCCGGGTGGTACGTGACGACGTCCGTCCAGTGGTAGGTCACCGCGATGTCGCCGTCGAGGGTTCTACGCAGGCGCGTCGAGCGGCCCGGTAGCGGGCGGCTGTCCTTGCGGCCCAGATAGGCGTTTGCCTGTGCGAAGGTGCGAATGATCATCACCACCCCCCGTGCGGCGGGCCGTAGTCGATGGGGGTGATGTCCACCTCGCCCGACAAGACCGCTTCCATCTCGGCGATTTCGGTCTTCCAGCGCGGGCTGCGGTCGCTGATGTCGTCCACGCGGTAGCGCCCACGGCGTTCGTTGAGGATGGCCCACGCCTCGTCGAGGCAGCGGGCGTCCACTTCGAGGATCGGGGCGTGGAACGAGTGGCCGTTGCGGCGGTGCGCGATGCGCTTGATGTCGAGCCGAAGCTCCAGCCAGCGGAGCTTCGGATCGTCGGTGCGCTTCGTGAAGAGAACGTACGTGATGGGCCGAGGGGGCGTCGGCCAGCGCGCGGGCTTCGGCATTGATGGGTCCTCCTACTGGACGGTGGTGAACTTGGCCGACGCGAAGCGGATGCGCGTCGCCATCTGGGCTTCCATGTTGGCCTTCGCCGAGGTCGCCTCGTCGAGGGAGCGGAAGCTCGCGATCACGTCCCACTCGCTCGGGTCATGCTTGTGGTAGCCGATGAGGTGGTAGACGGTCGCGCTCTCGCCCTGCTGCGCGGTCACGGTCAACTGGCAGCACAGGGTTCCGATGATGTCGGCGTCCGTCATGGTGAGGCAGGGGTCAATCGCGCTCGTATTCTTCACGGTTCAGGTCCTCCATGTTGAAGTCTTCGAGTTGCGCCTCGGCCAGCGCCCGCACATCGGCCAAGACGTCTGGGGAGTTGGGAGTCGGCAGCACGATGTCGCCGCCGTCCTCGTCGGTGTAGACGGTGTAGTCGGTCACGGTGAAGTCGCTCATCTCGCAACCGTAGTCGCCGGGGTCCGACCACGTCTGCGGGTAGTTCCACCATGTGCCGCACACGGTGACCGCGATGTCGCCGATGACGCGCCCGGAGAGCGCGCCCACCCACGGCCCCTCAAACTTCGTGGAGCCGAGGGTGCCGGTGCCTTCGTACTTGCTTCCCCTCGCCATCACGCCCTCGCTCGCATGACGCGGCGGGCCAACCGCTCGTCGATGGTGTACCAGCACTTGCCGAAGAGCCTGCGCTGGCGGTGGAACTTGATGACGCCCGCCTTCTCCAGCCGCTCGCGCGCGGCCCAGATGGCGTGCGGGTGCCACGTAGACGTCGAGTCGTCCGGGTTGCGGCGGATGATGCGGATGACCTCGCGCTCGTTCGCGCGCATCGCCCGCTTGATGCGGATGTTCGCCGGGACGGCCTTGCGCTTCATGGGTCCTCCTAGATGTCCAAGCCACCGAACTGCGACCACACCTCGCAGGTCACGCCGCACTTGCGCGCGTTCGGCAAGCGGTAGGCCTCGCGGGTGAACGGCTGTCCGGGTCCGCCGTAGTGGGCCGGTAACAGCAGCCCGTCGCGCACGGCGTCGCGTTCTACGCGCGAGCCGAGGCGCAGGGGGATGAACACCTTGCGGTGCCACGAACCGGCGTCGTCGGTCGCGTCCACGACGACGATGCCATCGCGGAAGACCTCTTCCACAATGCGCCTCGTGACGTAGTGGTCGGGGCTGGACAGGATGTCGCGCGCGGTGCGCGGGGCGCACGCCGACTTGCCCCGGAGGTGCGAGCCGGGCGGCACGGGCATGGCGTTGAGCAGGTCCAGCAGGCGTTTGCAGTCGGCTTCGGACGTGGCGATGATGCTCTTCATGGGTCCTCCTAGCGGCGGGGCTTCTCGGCGTTGGCATCCACCGACACCACGAGGGCGGCGTAGGCGTCTTCGGCGACGACGCGGTGCTGGATGGCGTAGGTGACCGCCAGCGCGGCCTCGCCGAGTTTGGCGTAGGCGGCATCGACGACCAGCGTGACCTCGCAGCGGTCGGTCTTGCGGTTCACGGCTCCGAACATCACGTCCAGCGTGCGCGTGCCGCCGTCGCGGTAGCGGCTGACGCGGTCCTCGGCTTCGCGCAGGGCGTCGGCAATCGGGGTGGCGAACATCTGGACGACAACGGTGACTTTCATGGTCTCTCCTAGAGGTCTGTCGGTGTGGGCGGGTTGGGGGCCGTGGGTTCTACGCGCGCGAGTCCGAGGAGATGCGGCGGACGTGGGTCACTCGGCGGTCTCCGCAGAGGTCGCCGTTCGGGGCCTCGGTGCGGCACGCGTAGGTGCCGTACGGGGTCACGATGCGGACAGGCACGTCCGCGCTACGCGGATACCACTCTTCGGCAGAGAGGCGGATGCGGGTGCCGACGACGGGCGACCAATCCATACGACGGTGAATCATGGGTCCTCCTAGACGACTTCCCACTCGATGAGGAAGCGGTTGCCGACGCGGCGGTAGAGCGAGATGTTGCCGTGGTCGTTCAGGTAGTGGAAGTACTCGGCCTTCTGCGCCTTCGCCCACCGCTCGCGGATGTGGACGCCGACGTTGGTGTGGCGGCTGTCGGGGTTCCGGTCCAGCACGCGCGCGAAGTCGCGCATCTCGCTCGGCGAGAGGTCTGAGGCGACGACGTCGCCGTCAAGGACGGCGGCGCGCAGGCCCTCGACGTCAATCCAGACGCCGATGTCGGCCCCGTCGCCCTCGTGCGCGCCGAAGTAGCAGAAGGCGGGGCAGTGGAAGTCGGCGATTTCGCAGAGGGCCGCGAAGTCCTCGTCGGTGTCGGTGCGGTCGTCCGGGCCGTCGTCCAGCGCGCCCATCGCGTAGTCGCCACGCGTGGCCAGCGCCCGAATCGTGCGGACGGTCGCGCGGTCCTTGCGGGACAGGCGCAGGGGTTCCAGCACGTCCAAGACGGCGGGGATGAGGTCTTCCAAGCGCAGGGTGCCAGTGGACACGGAGCCGATTCGCAGGGTGTTCTTCACGGTGCTTCTCCTGTGGACGTTCGTTGACGTGGAAGGTTCTACGCGGGAGCCGAGTTACGCGGCCAGTTGCTTCAAGGGCTGCGGGATGCTGGCGTAGCAGACGTAGACGGCGAAGCGGGGCGCGCGTCCGGCCTCGGCGCGGGTCAGGGTCTCGACGTGGACGATAGCGGGGCGGCGGTCGCGGCGGGTGACGCGCTCCACCATGAGGTTGACCTCGACGGCTTGTGTGCAGACGCCTTGCAGGATGGCGTACGCGCCACGCGGCAGGCCCCGAAAGCGGCGCTTCGCGGGGAAGACCTTGCGGGCGGATGCGGGAATCTTCGAGCCGTTGAACGTGAAGCCGAATACCATTGGGTCCTCCTACCGCTTGCGAGCCGGGGTGAACTCATCGGCGATGGCGACGCCCGCGTCAGCCAGCGCCTTCACGAGCGCGTCGCGCAAGCCGCGCGCTTTGTCGTCGTCCCCGAGAATCTTGACGGGGACGAGGATGTCGCCCTTGCCGGGCAGGGCGAACTCGATGCAGCGGTTGAAGCAGGGCATAGCGATGAGCGACGTCTTCTTCATGGCGATTCCTCCTTGGCCTGATGGTCACAGCGCGGTAGGCCATGCCGCGTGACGCTCGGTGCGTTTCACTGTCTGGAGGGGAAAAGGGTTCTACGCGGGGGCCGACGACATGCGGTATGTGGCCAGCCCCCTGCGTAGCAAAGTGGGGTGCCGCGCGAGCCTTGCGGGTCGCACCCGAGAGAGAGGCACGCTGCCTGACCCTCAGTCACGGCTATGAAGAATAACGCTGGGGTTCCGAGTTCCCTTCGCCAACCCTGCCCTTCCGTCTCCCGCGCTCGCTCACCTCATCGCCAGTGTGGCTACCCGACTCTGGGTGGTTGCTGCGCTTTCAACTCTTCTGCGTCCTCCGCGACGCCTTCCGAGTTGGCTACCCTTGGGCGGGCCGCTCTGCGCGGCCCCGATGTCCGCCTTCACTGATGCGGTGCATCAGCTACTCACGTCATCCCCGATGTCCCATGCGTTATTCAGTTGTCAAGTAGGTGTCCAGTATACCCTTGTCAAGGATATGAAGGCAAATCAGGGGGTCTGGTAAGTCCTTTAGAATCAACAGGTTACAGGCATTCTCAGGATGCCCAGAAAAGCTAAGTCCTTTAGAATCAACAACTTACAGGCACCCCTATTTCAGGCCCCAGAACAGGCCTGAAAAGCCCTCTGCCCAGATGGCCGATGCGCGGGCTGGTCGCGGAGGGTTCTACGCGCCTTCCGAGTGGGCTGGGGCAGGGGTCTGTCTACATGTGTAGAGAATTGGGGCCGGTCGCGCGGCAGCTATGCGATACTGCGCTTCGACACGCCGGGCTGGTCGCGTGTCGCGTTCGCGGGGGAGGCCCGGCCACGACAGGAGCGATTCATGGCGAAGAAGACACCGAAGAAGGCGAAGAAGCCTGCTCGGGCCAAGGTCGTCGGGACCTTCAGCGGCTCCGGCAAGGCCAAGGGCGCACGGGGCGTCGTGTCCACCAAGGGCAAGCGCACCTACATCAAGATCAACCCGAAGGGGAAGGGCGCGCCCACGCCCGGCGGCACCTCGCGCGACTCGGGCTGAGTCCCAGCCTCGGCCCGCATGCGGCGCGGTCGTTCCCAGACGGCCGCGCCATCTTTTCTGCCACATGGACAAGCTGTCCGAATCCCTCGCCATCCTCGAACGGTCAGCCCGCCAGTTCCCCACGGCGCTCGTCGCGTATAGCGGCGGCAAAGACTCGCGCGTCGTGCTGGACCTCTGCACGCGTGTCTTCGCGAAGGTCGAGGCCATGCACATGTACTTCGTGCCGGGCCTGCGCGTCATCGAAGAGCAGATGGTGTTCGCCCGCCAGACGTGGGGCGTCGAGTGTCGGCAGTACCCGTCCCACACGCTGCATCAGTCGCTCAAGTCGGGAGCCTACACGGCGAGCGATGCACTCTTGCGTGCGGTGCCGCCGTGGACCCGCATGGACGTCTACGAGTTGGCGCGCCGGGAAGCGCGGACGCGGATGGTCGTCACGGGCATGAAGGCGTCCGATTCCAACTCGCGCAAGCGGTGGCTCGGCTGGCAGAAGGACGACGAGGAGATGATCCACCCGATAGCCGCGTGGAACAAGTTCGACGTCCTGCAATACCTCAAGGCACGCGGCATCCCGCTCCCGGCTGCGGCCGATGGGCAGACCACGGGCGTCTCGGTCCAGCGGGACAACCTCCTGTGGCTGTACGACACCTACCCGGATGACTTTGACCGCCTCGGTCGGCTCTTCCCGTTCATCGAGGCCGTGGTCTGGCAGCGGAAGTGGTATGGCTAAGAAGACCTCTGACCCGGTGAAGAAGCAGCGCGTCGTGAAGGCCCCGGTGGACCCGCCGGAGAAGCCGCCCACCCGCTCGCTCGCGGAATTGGGCATCGAGCGGTTCGTCTCGGCCACGGTGCATCGCGACGTCCTGAAGAACGCGCCCTACAACCCGCGCGTCATCAACGAGGACGAGCGTCGTCGCCTGAAGAAGGGCATCGAAAAGGTCGGCGTGGTCGCCCCGGTGACGTGGAATCTCCGCACGGGCAATCTGGTCGGGGGCCATCAGCGCGTCAGCATCCTCGATACGCTCGCCGGGACGAAGGACTACACGCTCACGGTGTCGCAGATTGACGTGGACGAGAAGCGCGAGAAGGAAATCAACCTGCTCCTGAACAACGTCGCCGCGCAAGGCCAGTGGGACGCGGCGGGGCTGGAAGACCTCTTGCGGACGCCGGACTTGGACATCGAGGCCACGGGGTTCAACGCGGCAGACGTCTTTCGGATGTTCGGCGCGGAGAGCCTGTCGCCGGAAGCCCTGAAGGACATGTCGGAGCGCCTCGACAAGATCAAAGAGGCCTTCGACGGTGCGCCCGAGAAGCGGGGCAACGCCTTCCCAGACGACTTCTACTTTGTGGTGGTGTTTCGGGACTATGAAGCGCGGGCCGAGTTCGCCGCCAAACTCGGCCTCGACGACAACCGCTATCAGGACGGCCGGTTGCTGCTGGCGTTGCTCACCGAGAAGGCTCCGGCACCACCCGCACCCCCGCCTGACGTCCTTTGACCGGGAACGTGGTCGGCGACGGATTCGCGAAGTCGAGGAAGTAGGCCAGCTTGCGCTCGCCCTCCACGACCGCCCACCGCTTCCGCACCTTCGTCACGATGACCGAGACCGCCTCTGGGGAGCCGAGCTTGTAGAGAATCAGCTCATCCCCCGGCGTCACTCGCTCCAGCACGGGGTCCGGCCGTTGCCGATACCGCCGTTCACTGACCTTCACCCCGTCCAGAATCCGCTCGAAGTAATACGCGTGTAAGCCTGCGGCGACTCTCATCTGTCCAGACCTCCTATGTCTTGGATGTGCCTTATGCACAGGACATCCTACCTGCCCCTCTGGGGTCCAGTCCAGTAAATTGACCTGCCCTGTCCTCTGCCCAGACCCATCCTGCCAGCCCTCTTCTGTGTAGACTGCCTGCATGCCCGAGACCGCAGACACCACGCCCGTCCCGCGCGCCACCTACGGCCGCAAGTCCAAGCTCACCCCTGACGTCCTGAAGCGCATCACCGATGCCCTCAAGTCAGGGAACTACCGCGATACCGCCGCCGCCTACGCAGGCATCGGCGTCTCCACCCTCGCCCTCTGGATGCAGAAGGGCCGTGCCGCCATCGACCGCATCAACACCGAAAAGACCCGCACCATCGGCAAAGGCAAGAACGGCCGCACGATTGAACCCAAGCCCACCGCGCAGGAACAACCCTACGTGGACCTCGTGGACGCCGTAAAAGGGGCTGAGTCGGAGGCGGAAGCGCGCATGGTCATGGTCGTCCAGAAGGCGGCTATCGGCGGGGAATGGACCGCCGCGATGACCTATCTGGAGCGGAAGTTCCCCGAGAAGTGGGGACGCAAGGATCGGCTCGCGCTCGACGTGGATCTGAAGAAACTCTCGACCGAAGAGTTGGAAACCATCGAGGCGATCATGGCGAAGGCGCGGACAGAGGCCTAGCCCGGCAGTTCCCGCTCGACATGGACAAGGCAGAAAAAGTAGACTGGCCCAGCCGGTGAGGCGGGGTGTGCCTGTCCTCTCTCCTACCCGTCGGTCCCGAACGGGGAGCAATTCGGGACGCGCTCTGGAGGACCCATGTGGACCGGCTTCAATTCCCTGACAGACCTCTTTGCCGCGATGGCCGTGGCGTTCTTCGTGGGCGCGCTGCTGGGCGCATGGCTGGCCAGCCGTGAAGAGTCGGAGGACCGCTGATGGCCAGAGACATGCTGCTGTACGGGTTCAACGCCGCCGACGACATGGCGGACTTCGACGCGTGGCTGAACGAGAACCCGGACCTGCACAAGTTCGTGCCGGACTACCACCGGCTCCAGATTGAGAAGTGGCTCTTCGACAAGCGCGCGACAATGGGGCCACGCATTATGGACGTGGGCGTAGACAATCCCCGGCGGTGGCTGGGGCCTGACTACTTCACGTTCGGGGAAGGGGGCGAAGACGTCCGGGGGGATCTCGTCTCCTTCCCCTTCACCGAGAACGACCTCGACACCATCATCTGCACAGAGGTCTTGGAGCATTGTGCGGACCCGTTCACGGCGTGCCGCAACATGCACCGCGCCCTCAAGCCCGGCGGGCGGCTCTTCGTCACGTCGCCGTTCTTCTGGCCGTGGCACGGGACGCCCCAGTACGCAGACTACTGGCGGTTCACCGCGCAAGGCTGGGAGGCGCTCCTGAAGCCGTTTGCACGAGTAGACATCTGGGCGTGCGCGTGGACGCCCGAGGGCCGGGTGTTCTACGACTTCATGCGGCGGTTCGAGTGCATGGGCATGAACGCCCTGACGGTCGCGACCACGGGCTACTGCTGCGAGGCCGTGAAGTGACGGTGGGCAAGCACACCTACGGCGCGGAACACGTCCGCATCGACTGGCCACAAGCCGAGGTGAGTATCGGGGCCTTCTGCTCTATCGCCTCGCCCGTCTCGATCATGGCGGGCGGGAATCACTATCTGGATCGCGGGACCACGTTCCCCTTCGGCCACCGGGCGCAAGAGGTCTTCCCGTTCCCCAAGGACGACCAGCCGACCACGCGCGGCCCTGTCCGCATCGGGAATGACGTCTGGATCGGCGCGCACGCCAGCATCATGTCCGGCGTCACGATTGGCGACGGGGCGGTGATCGCGGCCTACGCGCATGTGGCGTCCCATGTGAAGCCCTATGCCGTCGTGGGCGGCAATCCGGCAGCGGTCTTGTTCTTTCGCCATCCGCCCGAGACGGTGCGACGCCTGCTCGACATGCGGTGGTGGGACTTGCCGGACGCTGTGATCGCGGACATCGTGCCGTGGCTGATGGCCCGAGACCTCACGCCCTTGTTCGAGTGGTGGAAGGAGCGCACCGCATGACCGCGCAGGAGAAGGCCAACGCCCTACGGGCAGGCATGGAACAGACGATGCTGCCCATCGTGATTCCCGGCGCGTCCGACGTGGCCCTGCTGCGCCCGACGCGGTTCGACTTCGGCCGACACAAGGACCCCGAGGACACGCGCGTCTACGTGCGCGTCATGCTCGAAGTCGTCTTGGTCGATGACCCCCTGATCGTCACGCCCAACTAGAGGTCTGCCATGAACCGACGCGACTTCCTGTCGTCGATTGCCGCCGCCTACGGCATCACGCTCGTTCCGCTCACGGTCTTGCCCGATGGCCACGCCGACTACGTCGCGGTCGCGGAGCAGATCAACGAGGCCGCGAAGCCCACGCGCACGCTGACCCTGCCGATCTCCCTGCTCGACGCCGAGGACGCCGTGGTCGTCACGGCCCCCGTGGCGTTCACCGTCTACGAGGAGCCGGGCGACGTCCTGCGCTTGGTCGGCAAGGAACGCGGTGGGGTGACATGGGAAGCCGTGCCGCCCGGCCGCGCGATTCACCAGATCGTGTGCGACATCCATCTGCCGGAGCGGCAGATCGTCAAGCGACTCCGCTTCCCGTGGTACGGCGGGCCGATCTACACGAACGGCGGCAACATCACCGTGCAAGACCTCAAGGTGACCCTCGCATGAACGACGACACCACGCCGGGCCTGACGGCCCTGACCGGACTGTTCTTCAGGGCAGCGGTCTTCACCGTGTCCGTCGCCTCATTCGTCTCGGCCATCGTGTTCCTGCGGTGGGCCGTGCGGGCGCTGCTGCGCTAGGGCCATGCTGCGCTTCCGCGTGGTCGGGCCGAGGAAGACCCCTCGGATTGAGCTACGGGCGGACGATGACGTGCTGTTTACCGTCCCCGGCACGGCCCTGATCGACTTCAGCATCGAGCTTCGGCAGGACACGCAAGAGGTCTGGTCCATGGGGGCGCGCGTTCCGCAGACCGTGAAGACGGGCCTGCAATCGGCCCTGCTCAGGATGACCCTGTTTGGCCCGGCCCTCGACGAGGACCGGGCGCTCGCGCGCTGCATCGACCTGCTGTTTCAGAAGTATGGGCAGGAGATGACGCGGCGCGCCGGGGCGCGCGAGTCCGACGTGGTCTGCCTGACCGTGTTCGGCATGTACGACGACGAGGCGATTGCGCCCGTGGTCGGGGTGGCCCAGAACGACGCCAAGCCCGGAGAGACCGTGCGGGTGCAACTCGCCAGCATCACGCCGGGGACGCTCGCAGAGGTCTTTGCGCGCGAATCCACCGCCTACCCGTGGCCTGCGTCCACGCGGCCACCGGCCCGCGCCCCGAAGTCTCCCGTGACCACCTTCGGCGGGACACGCCCGCCACTGGCAGACCCGAATGACCTCTGACCGTTCCTGCTGGACCTGCGCCTATCAGCGCAAGGGCGGGCATCTGACGTTCCTCGGCATCTGCGGCTGGTTCGCCGCGAACGGCCGCGAGCCGAAAGAGATTACCCCCGCTATCGTGGACGTCGGCTGCAAGTTCCATGAGCCACGCGCCCAGCGGTCTGCCCACAAGGACGAGGTCTTCGTGGAGGGGCAACCCGTGGGTGAGTACTTTACGGAGGGGATGAGCGATGTCTGACGACCTCCTCGACGCGGTGAAGGCGTTTGTTGAAACCTCGCGGGCGGCTGGCACGCTCACAAGCTGCGTGTACGCCAAGAACGGCACCAACACGAGACTGCTGTCGCACGCGGAGATTGCGGGCCTCGTGTCCGAAGTGGAGCGGTTGCGCCAGCGCCACGCGGAGGCGGTGGAGGCGGCGTGGAGAGAGGGCTTCAACTGCTGGCCGCTACACGGGTCTGATGGGCAGGCCGCATGGCTGGCGTCCGAGGCGAGGAAGGGGCTGACATGAACTTCTCAAGGCCCTGCGCGACGCCCGGCTGCGTGTCGCTCGCCCAGCCCGGACAGACCCACTGCCCCGTGCATCGCCCCGTGCTTGCGCCCGACCTGCCCCGCTACTGCAAGGGGTTCCGCCGCTGGCTGCATCGCCCGACGCGGCGCGTCATCGTGGTGCCGTCCGCATGGTCGCGGTTCACGTATCAGGGGCAGACCTATGTCCACGAACCCCGCGCCCTGCTCTCGGCCCCGATGCTCGACGACGGGTATCGCTACCCCTCGAAGAATTGGGAGCGCGCGTGATCTGTCCGCACTGCGGGAAGACGCTGCCCTCGCGGCAGGCCCAATGGATGCGCGAGCGTGTCGCCCAAGGGTTCTGCGCGCGGTGCAACGAGCCGCGTGGCGAAGGGCGGGAAGGCTGGTATTGTCTGCGGTGTGGGATTTTTCGCGCGGCGCATGCGAAGACGGTCTACAAACGCAAGCGGAGGAAACCCCATGTCCACCATCGACCGCGTTGACGTCTTTCGTCGGCTGCAAGCTCTCCCGCCGGAGTGTCCGCACGATGCCAAAGTGGGCCACCGCCTGAAGCAGGCCGGACGGCCAGACCGCTTCGAGACGGTCCTGCCGACGCTGCTCGCGAAATACTCCGCGATCCGTCTGCACGAGTATGACGAAACGCACGCCCGATCCGTCTGACCCGCGTGTCACCTTTCGCGAGTTCTGGGACTGGACCCAGCAGAGCAGCCTGCGCGACCTCGCGCGCTTGGTGCCGCGCCCCTGCGGCGGGCGCGCTATCCTGTTCAACATTCCCGGTCGCCCGGTCACGGTCTGCTTCGACCGGCACGGTTACATCGTAGGCCATGAATAACCCGACATGCTGCGCGTGAACTACGACGACATCGTCGCGGAACTGCGCGCCCGTGGGCGACGGCCCACCGTGGAGCCAGACGCGAAGTTCGCCAAGTATCGCGGCAAGCCCGTGGAGTTCGTGCAAGAGGTCTTGGGGTACTCGCTCTGGAGCAAGCAGCAAGCCGTCTTGCTCTCCACGACGAGCAACCGCCGGACGGCCGTACATTCCTGCCACGACTCCGGCAAGTCCTTCATCCTCGCCGCGACCGTCGCCTACTGGCTGTCCGTCTATCCCCCCGGCGAAGCGTTCGTCGTGACGACAGCCCCGACGTTCAATCAGGTGCGCGCGATTCTCTGGCGCGAAATCAACTCCATGCACGCCGCCGGGCATCTGCCCGGCACCTGCTCACAGGTGGAGTGGAGCATCGACGGCAAGCTCGTCGCGATGGGCCGCAAGCCGGACGACTACTCCCCCGGCGCGTTTCAGGGCATCCACGCCTTGCGCGTGCTGGTCGTCATCGACGAGGCCTGCGCGGTGGCCGCGTCCATCTGGGACGCCGCCGAAACGCTCATCACCAACGACGAGTCGGCCATTGTCGCCATCGGCAACCCGGACGATCCCGACTCCCGCTTCCGCACGGTCTGTGACCCCGGCTCCGGCTGGCACGTCATCCATATCGACGGCATGGAGACGCCGAACTTCACCGACGAACCCGTGCCGGATCTCTTGCGGAAAGTCCTCTTGTCACGCATCTGGGCCGAGGAGCGCGCGAAGGCATGGGGCGAGGACAGCCCGATCTACATCTCGAAGGTGCGCGGGCGCTTCCCCGACCAAGCCGAGTCCGGCCTGATTCCCGTGCGCTGGATCATGGCGGCGTTCAACCGCTACCGCGACACCCCCGGCAAGCCCGGCCTGCGCGTCTTGGGCGTGGACGTGGGCGGCGGCACGGGCAACGATAAGACCGTCATCTACCTGCGCGACGGCGACACGGCGCGCCTCGTCCATGAGGACAATACCGCCGACACGATGCTGACCGCCTCGCGCATCGCCTTCCTCCTGCGCGAACACCGGGCGTCGCTCGCCGTCATCGACTCGGCCGGGCTGGGGAAGGGCGTCTACGACCGCTGCCGCCAACTCGGTGTCCCGTCCCACCCCGTCAACGTGGGAGAGGGCTGCGACGATGACACCGCTCGCGCCCAATTCGAGAACAAGCGCGCCCACTTCTACTGGAGCCTGCGCGACCGCTTCGAGAAAGGCGAGTTGCGGCTGGACCCGACCGACGACATCGTGGAAGGCCAACTGCGCGCCACGCGCTACAAGCTCACCCCGCGCGGGCGCATCGCGATTGAATCGAAAGACGACATGGCCAAACGCGGCCTGCGCTCGCCCGATCACGCCGACGCACTCATGCTATGCTTTGCTCCGTCGGTGAACGCGGCTGCGCCCTTGTCCGGGGCGTTCGGGGGGCTATCGTTGGGGTCACGCGTGAGCGCGTGGGTGGACCCGGCCAATGAGGACATCGACCCGGATGACCTCGACGCCGAGTCCTCCCGAGACCCATTCTAGGCGGGGGAGAGGGGACCGAAACCGTGGCCGAACCGATCACACCCGGCAGTGGCGACATCTTTGGTGAGCTAGGCGATTCCGGACTCATTCGTTCCGCAGGGGTGGTGCAAGAGGAATGGCTGCGCGAACTGCGCGGCCTCGACGGCGTCAAGCGCCTGCGCGAGATGATCGACAACTGTCCGATCACCGGGGCCATCCTCTTCGCCATCAAACACCTCGCGCGCGGCGTCACATGGGACGTCGAACCCGCCGGGCAGACCAACGAGGAACTGGCGCAAGCCGAGTTCATCAAGGAATGCCTCTTCACCGACCAGTCCTCAACGTGGCAGGACACCCTCTCCGAAATCCTGACGTTCCTGCCCTACGGCTGGGCCTACCATGAGGTCGTCTACAAGCGCCGCCAAGGGCCGGGAGACGATCCGACCACGCGGAGCCGCTACACCGACGGCCGCATCGCCCTCCGCAAGATGCCGCTCCGGCCACAGGAAAGCCTCTGGCGCTGGGAGTTCGACGAGACCGGCGGCGTGCAGGCGATGACGCAGTGGGCCGACGGGAAGATCGCGACCATCCCGATTCAGAAGTCCCTGCTCTTCCGGACAGAGGTCTTGAAGGGCAATCCCGAGGGCCGGTCCATCCTCCGCAACGCCTACATCACCTACGTTCGCCGCAAGCGCATCGAGAACCAAGAGGGCATCGGCATCGAGCGCGACCTCGCGGGCTACCCGGTCTTCACGGTCGAGAAAGACGGCCCGGACATCTGGAACCCGAACGACGAGGCGGCGCGTACGTGGCTGGCCAACATCCGCAAGCTCTACAAGAGCATCCGCCGCGACGAGCAAGAGGGCATGGTCAAGCCGTGGTGGCTGCGCTTCGAGTTGATGAGCGGGGCCTCGCGCCGCGTCTTCGACACGACCGCCATCATCGAGCGCATGGACCGCCGCATCGCGATGACCGTCCTCTGGGACTTCCTGCTCATCGGCCACGGGCAGACCGGGTCCTTCTCGCTGGTCTCCTCGCGCGCCTCGCTCGCGGCCGTCTCCCTCGAAGGCTTCCTCCAGACCATCTGCGACACGATCAACCGCTTCCTCATCCCGAACCTGCTCGACCTCAACGGCATGCGCTACGAGAAGCCGCCGACGCTGAAGCACGGGGCCGTGGAAGCCGTGAGCCTGACGGAACTCGGCGCGTTCCTGACCACCCTGACGCAGTCCGGGTTCAAGGTCGCCACGCTGCCCGGCATGCTGCAATACCTCTTCTCGGCCGCGAAGATTCCCGTGGCCATCCCCGACGACTACGAGGAAACGCTCTCGGCCGAGCAGGAAGCGGAAACCGAGCGGATGATCAGCGAGCAACTCCGCGCCGCCCAACCGCCCGAGCAGCCGGAGGAGGCGTCCCCCGAACCCCCGGAAGCGGAGTAGCCCATGCTCCGCACGGGACCGACCTCCACCGGCATCGAGAAATCCGGCGACGGGCCGTGGTCCGGATTCATCCCGGCCTTCCGTCGCGCCCTGACCGACCTCTGGGACGCCGTGTCGTGGCGCATCACCGACGCCCGCGCGGTCGCTATCCAGCGCGACTTCCGCCAGATCGGCAAGCTCGTCATCGAGGCGATTGCCGAGGACAGCACCGTGGGCGACACGGCGGCATCCATCATCCAGCGGTCTTTCCAGACCACGGCGAAAGCCATCGGGCTGCGCGGGGCCACGCTCAATGAGGGCTGGGTCGCCGAGCGCGCCTCGGTCTGGGCCGACCTCCACGCGCAGAGCATGGTCAACGGCATGCGGGAAGCCGCCGGGTTCGCGCGGCAGTGGAAGCTCGCGCCCGCAGACGCCGGGGAATGGCTCCGGCAGACCTCTGGCCTGACACAGTCGCAGGTCCGGCGCATGGCCGTGGCCAAGGCCAAGGGAGCCGACCTCACCAAGTTCGGCGCGCTGCTCCGACAGGACCGCGCCCGCGTGATTGCCGAGCATCAGGCGCAATTCAGCTATCAGCAGGGCCAGCGCGCCGCCTACGCCGAGGTGGTCTCGCGCGGCGGGCGCGTGTCGCGACGGTGGGTCATCGCGTCCAGCGCATGCGACAAGCTCTGCCGACCAATGGCGGGACGGACGGTGTCGCCCGACGGCCTCTGGACCCTGCCCGACGGGCGTCAGGTCGAGACCCCCGTCGAGTCGCACCCGCACTGCCGCTGCCATGAGGTCTACACCGTGGCAGGGGTCTGGAAGCGTGAAGGTCCGGTCATACAGGACGGCCCGTCTGCGCCCGCCGCGCTCGCATGGTGGGTCCTTCAGAAGTACTCGCCCGGCCAAGCGCGCGTGCCTGCGGGCCAGCGCAAGGGCGGACAGTGGGTCAAGATCGCCGGGCCGAAAGGGAGCTTCAAGGTGCGGGCGCTGCCGGGCCTGCCGGTCAAGATCCTGTCGCATCGCATCTTCGACCACGTCAAAAAGACGCCGCAGAACGACAGCATCCAGTTGCTCAAGCAGGCGGACATGGGCGCACTCGGCGAGCGCCTCGTGCAGGGCTTCCTCACGAAGACCAAGCCGCCACTCCGCGTGGGATCGCTCAACAACAGCCGCAACAACGAAGCGGCCGACCTCGTCTACGATCACCGCATCATCGAGGTGAAGGGCGGCAACGCCGCGAACACCAAAGGCGCGCAGCAGTGGCGCGTCACACACGACCAAAAGCTCTCCGCGCGAGAAGAGGCGTACGTCGCCCGGTTCCCCAAGGCGCAGCAGCCACGCGTGAAGGCCGACCTGCGGCGGAAGAAGCAGGTTGATGCGATCCAGCGCAAGTACGAACTCGCCGACAAGCTGACGAAGCGGTATGGCGTCCAGTTCAAGACCGAGACGTGGACGCTCATCGTCAACACCAAGACCAAGCGCGCAGACCTCTTCAGCTTCGCGGGCATCTGCGAGACGATCAAGTGGAACAAGGCCAACCTGAAGAACAACTACCGAGGGAGCCTCGCCTTCAGCGGGTGGACGGCCGGGATTGATGCGCCCGTGCGCGCCGACCAAGCCCACAAGCTGAGAGGCGTCCGCAAGGCCGAGGACGAGGACGTCGAGAAGTACTCCCCGTCACAGCCGCGCGACCGACGCGGACGCTTTGCTGGTGGTATCGGGATTCCGATGACGGGCGGTGCTGGCTCGCGTCTGGATTCATCCGTTGGTGCCGGGAAAGGCACGCCCGCAAGCGCCTGCGCGGCCGTCAGTGCAAAGGCGCGTGGAGACCTGAAGAAGCAGGGCATCTCCACCGAAAACGCGAACGTCGTCGTCAAGAAGATGGAAGGCCGCACGGGTGGGTGGTACGACCGCGAGCGCGGGGAGATCGTCCTGCGCGCCGACATCGAAGCGGGCCTGAAGTCGAAGGACCCAGAGCTTCGCAAAGTGTGCGAGTCGGCCGTCGTCCACGAGACCATTCACTCCGGCACATGGGCCACGCAAGAGAAGTTCGAGATGACGACGCGCGATCCCATTCTCCAGACGGCGTCCGCGCAACTCGACGAGGCGATCACCGAACACAAGGCCCGGCGCATGGTGCATGGCGAGAAGGCCGACGTGGTGAAGATCGCGGCCGACTGGCACGCCAAGGCGAAGGCGACCAAGTCGCTCATCAGCTACGGCTATGAGGATCAGGTCGCCATCCTCGACGCCGTGGGGAAGAGCGGCGGGGCCAAGTGGCAGCAGGCCCTCTTCAAGGCCAGTCCGACCGCGCGCGTCCTGATGTTCGGCAAGGCGTTGCAGCAGGACTTCCTCCGCGATCCCGCCGTCCCGAAGTCGCTCAAGGCCGACCTGAAGGGCGACCTGAAAAACGTCAAGTACTGGGCCGACCAAGGCCTTGAGTTCGCCGACCTCTACCGGAAGAGCAAGGCCGCGTGGGCGAAGAAGGTGTTCTGATGTTGAAGCCGTCCGCCCTGTCTGCGCTGATGCAGCGCATCATTCATCACGATGGCGAGGACCTCGACGCCCTGAAGCGCGACGTCTTGGCCTACCCGGACGAGCATCAGCAGAAGCCGCTGATCGACTGTGCCGCCCGGCATGGACTGGCAGAACTCTTCCTCCGCGAGGACGCCGATGGCGAAGAAGCCGACGCCTGACCCGACCGACGACGAGATGGACGACCTCGTCGCCGAGGACCGCGATCTGGTCCCGCCCGTCATCGGGCGCGACGCCCCCGTGGTTCCCCCGCCCCCGCGCGAGCGGTGGTTCACGCACGACGATCCCAACCTCCAAGCCGAAGCCGATGCCATTCAGCGCGAGGCCGAGGACGAGAACGAGCGCCGCGCGCAGGAGTTCGCCGCGAACCTCCTCGACTGGCTGCGCGAAATGCCGACCAACGAACCCGAACCGCCAGCGTCGCTGCCGCCGACCCGAGGGACGGACTGATGATTCACGACCTGACGAAGGAAACGCGGGCCTTTGTGACCGTGCAGGAAGCCGCCGAATACCTCAACGTCGCGGAGCGCACGCTGCGCTACCAGATCCAGAAGGGCGCGCTGCCCGCGCATCGCGTCGGCACCCTCATCCGCATCCCGGTGCGCGAGTTGCGCGTCTATATCGGCATGGTGGTGCAGCCAGACGTCTAGCCGTATGCGGCAATCGCGACAACATCCCGCTTGACCTCTGCCCACGCGTTGCGGCACTCTGTCCCGTGAGCGCGACCCGCTCAAGGCAGGGTCAATGGCCGAAACCGACGTCATCCTCCTGAAAAACGAGCCACTTCGCTACACCCTCGGTGTCGTGTACGAACCGAACACCGTGGACGCACACGAGGATTGGGCCAAGGAAGAGACGATTCGACAGGCCGCGTGGGACTTCGCCCGCAAGATGCAGGGCCGTCTCCCCATCCTCAAGACCGCCGTGGAGTTCATCGAGGCCATCTGCGCCCCGCAGGCTCCGCAGGTCCGCATCGACATCACCGACCTGCTGGCGGAAGCCGAGACCGTCCGCAAGGGCCGTCTCGGCGACATGCACGGCCAGTGGGACGACTCCCTCGGCGACATCGTCGAAACCTACCTCGCCCCGTGCGACCTGCTCATCAACGGGCAGGCCGTCAAGGCGGGGTCATGGATGCTCGGCGTGGTCTGGTCGCCCGAATACTTCGAGAAGATTCTCGCCGGGGAGCGCGTCGGCTTCTCCCTCGGCGGACTGGCCCAGCGCGCCTACGGAGGGACGAATGCCTGAGTTGCGGAATCTACGCGTGCATGAAGTCTCCGGCGTGGATCGCCCAGCCAACAAACGCGTCTTTCTCGTGGTGAAGTCCGAGGATGGCAACGTCAGCGAAGTGGAGGTGGAGCGCATGGGCGAAATGCCGATGGAAGCGCCCATGCGTGGCCCCTCCGATGACTTCACCGAAAACCTCATCAAGCGCCGCCTCTACCTCGTCGCCGGAACCATCGGCGAACTCTACGGCGCGCTCATGGAGACGCTGGAAGGCGTCGCGCACACTGCCGGAGATGGCCTCGCCGAAATCGAAGCGGCCCTCCGCGACTACTCGACGGCGATAGACAACGCGGTGCCAGACCTCATGGCCCGCATGGGCACTGCGCTGGAAGACGCGCAGAAACGCGGCGCGAAGATCAGCGCCGACAGGATGCGTCGTCTGACGACGATCCAGCGCATCCTCAACGAAGTCCTCGATGAAGGAGGCAGCAAGCCGATGGCAACCGAGAAGAGCGAAACGCCGCCCGCGCCGCAGCCGGACGTGGAAGTCCAGAAGCGGCTCGCGGACCTCGAAGCTCTCGTCAAGTCGCAGAACGAGAAGCTCGAAACCGCGAACAAGCGCGCCGAAGACGCCGAGGCCGTGGCCAAGGCGGAACGGGAAGCGCGCGAACTCGTCACGAAGGGCGAGTTCATCAAGACCACCCTCCCCGCCCTCGGGCTGGCCGACACCGACGCCGCGATCCTGCTGGCCGTCGAGAAGGCCCTCCCGGTCGAGGTGGGCAACCGTCTCATCGACATCCTGAAGGCCGCGAACGAGCAGGTCGCCAAGGGCAAGCTCTTCGAGGAATCCGGCCTGTCCGGCGGGAAAGCCGCCATCGCCTCCGACGACCCGGTCGTCAAGTTCACGGCGGAAGTCGCGGTGCGTGTCGAGAAGGGCATGACCCGCGAAGCGGCCGTGGAAGACATCACCAAGGCCGACCCCACGCTCTACGACCGCTACCGCGCGGCCGTGTCGCTGAAGGTCTAGCCCTCTTTCCAGTCACGAGGACACAGACACATGGCAACCGAAATCGCCCTGTTTCAGGACAGCTTCAAGGCCGAGAACGACCTCTCGTCCAATCAGTTCAAGTGCGTCGAGCTGTCCGCCGAAGATCAGGTGGATACCTGCGACGGCACGACCGACTTCGTCCTCGGCGTGCTTCAGAACAAGCCGCTCGCGGGCGAGGCCGCCGAGGTGATGATCTACGGCGTCACCAAGGCCGTCTCCGACGGCACCACGCCCATCTCCGTCGGCGATCCCCTCGGCGTGGACACCTCGGGCCGCGTGGTGAAGATCACCGCTGCCGCCGGGGCCAAGTCGCTCGGCCGTGCGCTTCAGGCGTCGTCGGCCGCTGGCACCATCATCAGCGTCCTGCTCACGCCGGGCGTCTACACCTCGGCGTAAGCCGACTTCACCTGAGACAAGGAGCATCCTTCCATGCCGCAGCCAACCAGCCGCGACCTCCATGTCGATACGCTGTTGACGGACATCAGCATCGCGTATCGCAATCCGGCGTACATCGCCGATGCGATCTTCCCGGTGCTGCCCGTCAACAAGCGCAGCGACAAGATCCCCGCCTACAACCAGAGCTTCTGGTACCGTGACGACGCGCGCCTGCGCGCACCCGGCACCAAGAGCCGAGGCGGTGGGTTCACGGTGGACACGTCGGCCACCTACTACTGCGACCGCTTCTCGCGGCGCTTCGAGATCCCCGACGAGGTCCGCGACAACGCGGACGCGCCGTTCAACCTCGACGCCGACGCCACCCGGTTCGTGACGGACAAGGCGCTCATGCGCCGCGAGGTCGCGTTCGCGACCGACTTCTTCACGACCGGCAAGTGGACGACCGACAAGACCGGCGGGACCGACTTCACGAAGTGGTCCACGTACGGCACGTCCACCCCGATTCAGGACATGGACGCGTACAAGGACGTCGTCGAGGGCCTCATCGGCGTCGAGCCGAACAAGCTCATCTTCGGCAAGGCCGTGTACCTCCAGTTGAAGAATCACCCGGACCTCATCGACCGGATCAAGTACACCCAGCGCGCACAGGTCACCGAGGAACTGATCGCGTCGCTGATGGAGTTCCCGCAGTTGCTCGTGGGCCGCTCCATCTACACGACGACGGTCGAGGGGACGGCGGAAGCGTCGGTCTCCTACTCGCGCATCTGGGGCAAGAACGCCCTGATGGTGTACGTCCCGGCGTCGCCGTCGCTGCTCACCCCCGCCGCTGGCTACACCTTCCTCTGGAAGGCCGTCGGCAACGCGCCGCAGTACATCAAGCGGATGCGGGACGAGGAGCGCGAGATCGACATCGTCGAGGTCAACTCGTTCTTCGACCAGAAGATCACGGCCGCTCGCGCAGGGCTGTTCCTGTCCGCCGCCGTGGCGTAACCAGCCAGACGTCTAGGGGGGAAACATGGCCGGTTCCAAACGTGCTGAAGAGGCTGTGCCGGGCGACTACTGCGTCGCCCGGCGCACCTTCGCTTACACCGACGACCTGCCGCTCGACCGGGGGCAGGTCTTTCGGCTCACCGGACAACTGAACGACGAAAAGCTCATCCGACTCGGCTACGTGGACCCTGTCGGACAGAAGCCCAAGACCACCTACCCGTGCCGCGTGTGCGGGAAGGAGTTCGTGGAGATGGGGCTACGGGACGGCCACGGCAAGGCCCGCCACGAAGACGAGACGGCCCTCCAGCGCGTTCTCGTCGCCCCGGAGCGTGACCCGGCCGAGAGCGATGACGAGTTCCAGAATCGCCTCGACGACCACGCCCGCGAGGCAGGCCTACTGGCGGATGCGGCGGAAGCCGACCGCATCGCGCAGGAAGACCGCGTCGCCCCGCTCTACATGGACAAGACTTCAGCCTCGCGCACGTAGCGCCAGACCTCTGTGAGGTAGTGACATGGGCATGGACAAACTCTCCGGTGCGGCCAACATCACGGGCGGCATCGTCTTCACCACGGGCGGCGAGATTCGCAGCGTCGAGGTCGCCCTGACCTCCGCGCAGGTCAAGGCGCTCCGCGCCACGCCGATCACCATCGTTCCGGCTCCCGGCGCGGGCAAGGCCGTCGTGCCGCTCGGCGGCGCGGCCTTCCTCGACTACGGCTCCAACGTCTTCACGGAGTCCACCGACAACCTCGCGCTTCGCTACGAGAACGGCTCGGGCGCGATCTGCTCTGGCACGATCACGTCGTCCGGCTTCATCACGGCGTCGGCCGACACGATGACGAGCATCGTGCCGAAGACCGATGCCATCGTGGCGAAGACCGTCTGCGAGAACAAGGCCATCGTCATCCACAACACGGGTGACGGCGAAATCGCGGGCAACGCGGGCGCGGACAACGTCGTGCGGATCAAGCTCACGTATCTCGTTCTGACGACGGGCTGGTAAGGTCGGGGCGGCTAGGCGTCGGCCTAGCCGCTCTCGCCGCGAGGAGGCACGATGCGCCAGTTTGACTCACGCGACTTCTGGGCAGCGGGTATCGGCGAGGCGCGGTCGGCCGTCGCGGCGGGCGGTCTCGCCTGCTCGGTCACGGCGGCACGCGCCGTGTTCCCGCACGGCACCGCGCATGTGCGGCTCTTCCCGCGCAACTTCTCGACCGCGACGCTCGTCAAGTTCGGCCTCGTCCCGTATCTGGCCGCGTTCTTCACGAACGATGGCCTCTCCACGGTGACGAACATCTCCCGCGCGGCGCAGGACGGCAGCACGGCGACGACCATCGACCTGTCCGGGCTGAAGACGCTCGGCAACGGCGGGGCCATCTATCTCGGCTGCCCGTGGATGATTCGTGGCCTCGACATCGACGTGCAGAACACGAACAGCAACGCCGCCACGTTGGCCGCGCACTACTGGAAAGGCTCGTGGACCTCGCTGTCGCCGACGGACGGCACGTTCCTCACGACCGCCACGCTCGCGCAGGATGGTCTCGTCACATGGACGCCGCCCACCGATGCGACGAAAGAGGCGCTGTCGTCCATCCTTGGGGCCGTGCCACTGCCCTTCGGCAGCGAGTCCTTGTACTGGTTCCGCCTGTCGGTCTCAGCCGTGCTGGACGCGTCCGTCACGCTGAACTCGATACTGGCGCTCCCTCGCTCGACGGCCTACGCCGAGTTGCTGTCGGGCATGGCGCAGGAGTTTCGGACAGAGGTGGCGCTCGGCGGACACGCGGGCGTCGAGGCGCTGACCGATGCCGGGACGGCGAACCTCGTCGTCGATTGCTGGACGGACTCGGGCAACGCCTTCGAGTAGAGACGTGAGGACGCATGGAAGCCGTCTACAGCTACAGCGGCGATCCGTCTGTTTCGACGAAGGACATGGTGCGCTTCCTCATCGGGGACACCTGCGACCCGTGGCTCCTGTCCGACATTGAGATTGAGTTCGTCGCCAGCAAGGAAGCCAACGCCTACCGCGCCGGGGCCGAATGCGTGCGCCGTATCCTCGCCTTCTACGCGCGTAAGCCGAACAAGAGCGTGGGCGGGTTGACGGTCAACTACGAGTCGATCACGCGCCAGTATCGCGACCTGCTCGAAGACCTTGAGCGGCGCGGGCGCGCCTCGCAGATTCCCGAAGCCGGGGGCATCTCCATCGACGACAAGAAGACCCTGCAACTCGACACCGATTGGCCGCAGCCGGACTTCCGGAAGGGCCAGTTCGACCGTGACGACGTGCCGAGTCAGGACCCCTACACCTCGCCCGAGGAACTCGCATGACGACGCGGTGTCAGCAGACGTTCCTCGGCGACATCGAAGACCTCTTGCCGGATACCATCACGGTTCAGAGCGTCACCGGGCGGGACGTCCACAATCAACTGACGTTCGGCACGGCGCGCACCGTCGCCTGCCTCGTCGAGGGCAAGACCCAGATTGTCCGCGACGTCAACGGCGACGACGTGACGAGCGCGGTCACGATCTACGGTACGAGCGGGCTGTCGGTATACGACAAGATCACGTTGCCGTCCCGGTTCGATCCGCGCTCCCCTCGCATCCTCACCATCGAGCGGAACGTGGACGAACTCGGCAACGGCTTCGACGTGGTGTACGCATGATCAGCGTGACCGTGACCGGCAACGCGGACGCCTTCCGGCGGCGCGCGGAAGCACTGGCCGACACGGCGCTGTCGGCAGCGGCCGAGGCGGCGTACGAGTTCGCGCAGGAGGTCATGGAGGACTCGAAGGCCAACTACTGCCCGGTGGACACGGGGCGGTTGCGCGACAGCGGCTTCGTCGAGCGGCCGATGGTCGCGCGCATGGGCAACGGCGGCGGGTTCGCGATTCAGATGGGCTACCGGGCCGAGTACGCGGTGTACGTGCATGAAATCCCGGCGCGGCACCTCCACGGCTCATGGAAGTACCTGTCGATTCCGTTCCGCAAGCACGCGGGGCGGTACGCCGACCGCGTGAGGGCCGCGTGGTTCCGGTACAAGGGGCGCTGACATGGTTCTCGACGCCATCGCGACGCTCCTACAGACCGCTGGCTACGGCACCATCGGGACAGACCTCTTCTACCCGGAGATGCCCGACCAGCCGGACGATTGCTTGGCGCTGGCGGACTTCCCGGCTGGCGCGCCGGAGATGCAGCTTGGGTATGGCCGGGTGGGTCTGGAAATCCTCCGGGTACAGGTCACGGTGCGCGCCGCCCTGTATGACACCGGGCGGACGCGCATCGAGGGCATTGTGACCGAGTTGGCCAAGGTGCTGAATCAGAGCGTGAGTGGCGTGCGCTACCTCGCGACGGTCCCGAACCGCACCCCGTCCAGCATCGGGCGCGATCCCAACGGGCAATACCTCTTCACCGTGGACTTCGACGTGATGAAGGAACCGGGATGATGACGGTCGTCTGTCGTCTCAACTGTGGGCGCGTGGCGCGTTCAGAAGGCTCAACGATCCCCCCCGAAGAGCTTGTCCAGCCCGCGCCCACTCTTTTCCAAAGGGGGGTGTCGTGAGGATCTTGTTCTGTAAGCCAGCCGCCGAGTTCAGCGTGTCCGACGTCGCCCGAGGGCTGCGCGCGGCCCTCGTCCGTCAAGGCCACGACCTGCGCGACTACGACATGGGCAAGCGGCTGGCCTACCACTCGCGCGCGATGGGCGAGCTGTACGTCGAGCAGGTCTCGGCCGTGAGCAAGCAGGCCAGCGAGAACATCTTGATCGAGGCCATGTACCATCACGCCGACCTCGTCATCATCGTGTCCGCGCTGATTTACCACCCCGCCGCGCTCGTGCTGCTGCGAATGGCCCGTGTGCCGACCGTCGTCCTCCACACCGAATCGCCGTACTGCGACGACGATCAGGTCGAATGGGCAGCGGCCAACCCGGATGCGCTGCACTGCACGCATGACGCCGCGAGCGCGCGGAAGCTCGGCTGGGCCTACGTCCCGCACTCCTACGATCCGAATATCCACAAGCCCTGCCGGGAAGAGATGGTGCTGGGCAGCGACGGCACGCCGCGCATCGAGTGGGACAACGAGGCAGACCTCCAGTCCGACAAGGCCTGCGACGTCTGCTTCATCGGCACGGGCTGGCCGGAGCGCATCGCGTTCTTGGAGCAGGTCGATTGGACCGGCATCGACCTGCGGCTCTACGGTCTGTGGACGGCCCTGCGCGAGGACAGCCCCCTGCGGAAGTTCTATCGCGAAGGCTTGGTCCCGAACGAAGAGGCGGTGTCGTACTACCGTGCCGCGAAGATCAACATCAACGTGCATCGGGCCGATCCCACGGCGGAAAGCCTCAACCCGCGTGGCTTCGAGCTTCCGGCGTGCGGGGCGTTCACGCTGACCGACTATCGCAAGGAAGGCGTGGAGCTATTCGGGGACTCGATGCCGGTCTTCGAGACCCCGGCCGATCTGGAGCGATTGGTCAGGCACTATCTGGCCAACCCCGAAGAGCGGATGCGGTTGGCGCGGGCCGCATTCGACCGTGTCCGACCGTGCTTGTTCGACAACCGTGCCGTCTCGCTTATGAGCGCGGCGCAGGGCCGCTTTACGGCCACCAAAGGAGACTGACATGGGAACGCCGATTCATGGAGCAGGGGCGGTCATCTATCTGTCCGCTGACTCCGGCAGTGCTGCCATCCCGCTCGCGGAGCAGGTCAACTACAGCATCGAACTCGATGCGGACATTCAGGACGCCTCGGCGCTGGGGTCCGTCTGGGGGTCCAGCGTCAAGGGCATGAACAAGTGGTCCGGGTCGTGCGACGGCAACTTCGACACGGGCAGCAAGACGCTGTGGACCGCCGGGACCTCCGCGACGGCCGTGAAGATGTACCTCTACCCGCTGGCGACCAGCCCGACCCTGTACTACTACGGGTCGTGCTTCGTGAAGCTCGGGAAGGTCATCTCGGGCGGCGTGGCCGCGAAGTCCACGTCGGGCTTCTCGTTCACGGGTCAGGGCGAACTGGCCGTCAAGCCGTAACGTCGAGCGATGTTCGAGGCGCGCGGTACGTCTGGCGTCGTGCGATGCGGCTACCAGACGGCCGCGCGCCTCGGGTCGTGGCGTGTGGTCACGGTCAACGCCACGCTGGGCGGGCCGACCAGCACACTCACGGCTCGCGTATCTGGCCAGCCCTCATGGTGGTTGACGCAACGCCCGCTTGAAGTAGACCTGCAACTGGATACGTCTGTGTGGACGTGGCCGGTGCAGGTCGTCCGCGTGAGCGAGGGCACGCTCACGGCGACGCTGCCGGGAATGCCCGTGGTGAAACAGGGGGGAACGTGGGAAAGAACCGATTCGTCATGCCGCAGTTGGTCACGCTCGACCTGACAGACGGTGACTGGCTGCGCGTGAAGCGCGAACTCAACGTCGGGGAGAAGCGGGCGCTGCAAGGCGCGGGCTTCCGCGAAGTCAAGGGCGTGGTCGGGTCCGATGACATCAAGGCCGACGCGGTCTTGCAGGTGAATTGGGGCGAGGCCGAGATTGCGCGCGTCTGCATGTGGGTGAAGGAGTGGTCGTTCCGCGACGCGCAGAACAACCCGGTTCCCGTGAACCGCGAGAGCGTCTCGGCGCTGCACAGCGACTCCTTCGACGAGATCGTGAAGGCCCTCGACAAGCATGTGGAGGCGATTGAGGCCGAACGAAAAAACGAGTCTGGAGCGACGGGGTCCGCTCCGACCTCATCCTGATGCGCTTCATGGGGTGGAGCTACCGCGACCTGTGCGACATGCCCGCGTCGTGGTGGCCCATCCTGATAGACCTCTTCGAGGAAGCCAATCGCGAGGACTAACCCGTGACCGCTGACGAAGTCACCGCCATCCTGAAGGCCCGCGACGAGGCCAGCGGCGTCATTCGCGGGATGCTGAGTAACGTCGAGTCGGGCATGAAGGGCCTCGCGGGGACAGGCGAGGGCGTCACCTCCATTCTCAAGACGATGGTCGGCACCTTCGGCGGGTTCGCGGCGGCGAACGCCGTGATGGGCGCGGTCAGTAACTCGTTCAGCATGGCGAAGTCGGCGATCATCGACATGAACGCCAACCTCGAAACCTCCACGCTGAAGTTCACGACGCTGATGGGCGATGCGGGCAAGGCCCGCGAGCATGTGCAGGGGTTGTTCGAGTTCGCGAAGAAAACCCCGTTCGAGAGCGGGCCGATTCTCGAAGCCTCGAAACTGCTGCGGACCTTCGGTGGCGACGCGCTCGACAACACGAAGAACCTCACGCTCATCGGCGACGCTGCCGCCGCCTCGGGGGCGGGCATCCAAGACCTCGGCTTCTGGGTCGGACGCATGTACTCGTCCATGCAGGCCGGTCGTCCGTTCGGCGAAGCCGCGATGCGCTTGCAGGAGTTGGCCATCCTCACGCCGGAAGCCCGCAACCAACTGGAGCAGATGCAGAAGAGCGGGGCCAAAGGCGCGGAAATGTTCGACGTCTTCACGAAGAGCATCGAGCGGTTCAGCGGATCGATGGCGCTTCAGGAGAAGTCGTGGACCGGCGTGACCTCGACGTTCGCGGACGTGGTCAAAATGGCCTCGGCAGACCTCTTCCGGCCGCTCTTCGAGGCCGTGCGGGACACCATCTACAAGATCAATCAGTTCCTCGGCAGCGACCTCGTGCAGGAGGGCATCAAGCGCCTCGCCGAGAAGATGGAGGTGTTCTTCAACTTCATCGTGCAGTGGGGCGACGTGGCCGTGCAGGGGCTTGTGGAGGTGTTCGGGACCATCTCCAAGCACACCGAGACGGTTCTACGCGGTGTGGACCAGCTCGCCGAGGCGTTTACGAGCAACCTCGCGCCCGGCATCGAGGCCGTGAAAGACCTCTTTTCGACCATGATCGACCTCGACACGCAATTCGTGTCGGGCATCCTGTCGGCGCTGGACGCGATGGCTCCCTCGGTCTGGCAGGCGATTGTGGACGTGGTCGAGGCGCTCTCGGCTGGCTTCTCCTATGCCGCCGAATGGCTGGCGGTGCTGTACGAGTCCGCCCAGCCCGCGCTGGAAGCCTTCGGCGACGCGATCTGGTCCGCCATCGTGGAGACCGTCAAGACGCTGGCGTCGGCCTTCTCGCTCGTCGCGGGCGTGCTGGAGACGGTCTGGAATATCGGGGCAGAGGTCTTGGCGTGGATTCGCCAGAGCGAGACCGCGATGGCCGTCCTCGGGGCGGTCTGGAGCGCCGTCGTCGCGCCGATGAAAGCGGTCGCGGACGCCATCTCGATCACCATGTGGGCGATCCGGAAGTTCATCGACACGGTGCGCGAGGCGCTGGAGCTTGTCGGCCTGCTGAAGACGCGCCTACCAGAGGTCGCCGGAGACTCCGGGTTCAAGGCCTTGACCGACCGGGGCCTGAAGCCCGCAGGGGAAGCCTCGCAAGTGCTGGCCGCGCAACTCGGGAAAGCCAATGACGCGCTCGGGGTCATCTCCGGAGGAGGGTTGCCGAAGGCGACCGCCGCCACGAAGGCCCTCGGCGACGAGGCCGACAAGACCGGGAAGAAGATCAAGGACGCGCTGGGAGACCTCTTCAAGGGCGGCTACGACAAGATGCTCGTCGAGAACGAGAAGAAGCTCCGCGACGCCGCGAAGGTCACCGACGACCAATTCGGCGCGGCGATGCAGAACATTTACAAGCCGTGGCAAAAACCCACGACGCCCATCATCGAAGAAGGCGAGGGCTTCGGGGTGGTTCCAGAAATGCTTCGCAAGCCCGGAGAGCAGGCCGCGCAAAGCTGGCTCGAAGGCTTCAAGTCGATTCAGCAGGGCGCTCCCGCGCTCATCGTGCAAGCCCTCGCGGGCGGTGGCGGCATGTCTGGAGCGTTTCAGGCGCTCGGGACTCAGTACGGCAACATGATCGGCGCGAACCTGTCGAAGTCGATCAGCGCCAAGTTTGCGAACAACGCGACGCTGTCGAAGATGGGGGAGTCGCTCGGTGGGCTGATGGGACCGCTGGTGGGCGCGGGCATGCAGAAGCTCGACCAATGGTCTGCCAGCGCAGAGCAGTCGGCCAGCAAGACGAAGGCGGCGTTCGCGGGCGCGGCCTCATGGGCCGCGAAGGGCATGATGATTGCCGGGCCGTGGGGAGCCGCGATTGGCGGCGTCGCCGGGGCCATCAAGGGCGTCTTCGCCGCGACCGCCGAGGGCAAGAAGGTCAACGACCTCCGCGATCAGTTCATCAGCGCCGCTGGCGGACTGGCCGCGCTGAACGAGAAGGCGCACAAGGCGGGGGCCACGCTCGACCAACTGCTGAAAGCGAAGAATACCAAGGAGTTCGAGGCAGCGGTCACGGCCCTCAACGGGAAGCTCGCGGTCACCGCGAAGTTGGAAGCCGACCTGCTGGGCCTGCGCGGAGAGTTGGCAAGTCGTCAGGCGATGGACTGGAAGACGGCCGAGGAACTCATCACCAAGTACGGCGGCTCGCTCGCGAACCTCGGCAAGCAGTTCACCGATGCGAAGACGCAGGCGAATTGGTCCGACATCTGGGCCGATTGGGACCGCCTCACGACGATGGGCGCGGACGTCGGCGGCGTGCTGTCGTCTATGAGCGACGAAATCAGCAAGCTCGTGCAGGAGTCGGTGGCCTTCGGGACCACGATTCCGGAGAACTTCCGCGCGCTCATCGACGAACTCGCGCGCACCGGGCAACTCCTCGACGAGAACGGGCAGGCGATCAAGGACACGTCCAATCTGAACTACGGCGAGAAGATGTTGAGCGACACCGACAAGCTCATCGCGAAGATCGACGAGTTGATCAAGACGCTCTCGACCGGGCTGGTCGCCGCTGCCGAATCGGGCGTGCAGGGCATGGCGAATGCCTTCCGGAGCGCCGACCTTCGCATCTCGCCACGCGTGGACTGGCCGCGCGACGGCATGGAGGAGACGCCGTCGTTCGCCTCGGGCGGCTGGGGCAACTTCGGCCGTGGCACGTTGGCGATGCTGCACGGGCGCGAGGCTATCGTCCCGCTGGACAAGCCGTCGGCGATTGGGCGCGCCCTGTCCTCGCAGACCTCTGGCGGCGGACGCGCCAACATCTATCTCGACGGGCGCATGGTCGCCGAATTGCTCGTGCCGCACCTTCCCGGTGTCGTGCGCGACTACGCGCTGGGGTAGCCGATGGCGCTCACCGTCACCATCGGCGGCGTGACGAAGACGCCAGTCGCGATGACGCTCTCGTCGGCGCAGAACGAACGCGACCGCCTGACGCTCACGCTCGTCTCGGACACCGGGGCCAACATCCGCCCGAACATCGACGACGAAGTGCTGGTGGTCGAGGACAGCGTGACCATCTTCGGCGGCTCCGTCAAGACACCGGAACTGTCGGGCCTCGGCACCTCACCCACGGCCGTCTCCGCGCGGGCGTCCTGCCTCGACTACAACGAACTCGGCGACCGCATCGTCGTCGTCGGCCTGACCATCCCCACGGGGACGCTGAAGGCGGCGGCGACCGCGCTCTTGCCCTACCTGCCGGGCGTGTCGATTGACTCGTCGTGGACGTCCGACGGGCCGACACTGCCGGAGTTGGTCTATGACGGGCTGTACGCCGACGCGGCGCTGGAAGACCTCTCGACGCGCACCGGCTGGGTCCGCAACATCAACGCCACGAAAAAGCTCAAGTTCTGGACCCCCGGCACCATCGCGGCCCCGTGGAACGTCACCGATGGCGACGGCAACGTCGTCGGCGACCTCACGTCGGTTATCACGCGCAAGGACTACGCCAACCGCATCATCGTGAAGTTCCTCGACGCGGCGATTTCCGCGTGGGGGTTCTTCGGCCCGAAGCAGGGCATGTCGTCCCTGCCCTCGGCCGGAGAGACCGTCACGGTGGGCAGCAAGACCTACACATGGCGCGCGACGCTCGGCGCGCCTGCGAACGAGGTCCTGATCGGCGCGGACGTCAGTGCGTGCATCAGCAATCTGGCCTGCGCCATCGTGGAAGGCGACGGCAAAGGCCCGACCTACTCGACCGCCACCACGGCCAACACGCAGGTCATCGCGTGGCAAGCCGCGCCAGACCGCATGACGGTCAAGGCCCAGACAGCGGGAGCCGCCGGAAACAATCTCGCGCTGACGACGAACTGCGCGAACTGGCGCTGCTACCACGAAGGCAACATCGAGTGGGGGCATCTGCAAGGGGGAGCCGACGAGGCCTTCCGGAACTCGGTGCAGGTCGATGCCGTGGCGCTCCAGCCGCCCGTCTACACGCGTATTGTCGAAGCCGCCAACGTCTACAACGTCACCGATGCGACGGCCATCGGCGAAGCCATCCTGACCGAGGCCACGGTCGTCATGGAGACCGTCCGGTACAAGACGCGCCGGTCGGGGCTGACCGTCGGGATGTCGCAGACGATTGCCTCGGCCAAGCGGCATGTGACGAGTGCGACGTTCCTCATCACGGCCATTGAGACGACATGGTCGCCCGGCGGGCTGGCGTGGCGCGACGTGACGGCCATCAAGGGCACCACGTATAGAAATACCTCTTGGCGTGAGCTGTACAAACAGTGGTCTGGCGCGAGCGGGACCGCGCAGTCGGTCACGTACGGGGGCGTGGGCGGTGGTGGGTCTTCCCCGACCGCGCGCGTCTACACGCTGGGCGGGTCACGGTCGCTCTACGTTGCGCCGAACCCGAAGGCATGGACGCCAGTGCCGGAGTGGATACCGTTCAAGGCCCCGGCGGGCTTCTCCGCGCGGGTGCGCGTGTGGATGTGGGCGCGAAACGCGGGCATCACGGTCTCGGCCCGCGTGACGAGTGGGACGGATGGCATCACGTTCGGCACGGTGTCCGCATCGCTCGCGGACGTGACCGGGCAGACCGTGACAGAGCGCACGGCCGACTTCGTCGTCGAGGCCGACAAGTACTATCGGCTAGAGGTCTATCCAAGCTCTAACGGGGAGGGCGTCGGATGTCTCGGATATGTCGAGTCGCTGTAGGGCTGTGGTTCCTGTCGGCTGTCGCCGCGAGCGCACAGGTCGAGCTTGACGTCAGCAAGATCCGCCTCGGGTCTGCGCCGTGCGTCATCCTGACGGGCAGCGGCACACCTGAAGGCGCGGTAGTCGGGAACGTCTGCGACATGTACCTGCGGACGAACGGCACGACCTTCGCGACCATCGTCTACGTCAAGACCGACAACGGCGACAATACCGGCTGGGTGTCCGCTGGCGGCGTGACCGGCAGCGGCACGCTGAACTACCTGCCGAAGTGGACTTCGACGAGCGCCATCGGGGATAGCGTCATCTACGAGAGCGGGACCAACCTCGGCCTCGGCACGACGACGACGACCTACAAGGTGACGACGGGCGGCACCGTGGCTCCGGCCACGGCCTATGCCTACGACCTCGGCGCGTTCACGAAGAAGTGGCTGACGCTCTTCGCCGCCGAACTTCGCGTGGAAACCCTCGTCGCGGCCGAAGTGCAATCGACCATCGGGGGCCGCGTCGTGGTCGCGCCAACGACGCAACTGACGGCGGATCTTGCCGCTGCCGCGACCAGCATCTCCGTCAAGCACAACAATCTGGAGAACGGCGACTTCGTGCGGCTGGAGTCGAATGGCAACGTCGAGTGGATCAAGATCACGCAGGCTCCGCAGGGCAGCGGCCCCTACACCCACACCGTCACCCGTGGACTGGATTCGGGCGGCACCGGACACGATTGGTCGGCTGGCGATGCGCTCGTGACGACGGGCAAGGCCGCTGGCGAAGGCTACATCGACCTCTTCAGCGACCGCTCGGCAGCGTCCTCCAGCGTGTACGGCCCGACGATTCTCGGGGTGGCCCGCACGAACACGACGAGCTATCTCGACGTTGCGCCGCGATGGGCCATTGGCAATCTGCGCGGGACGTACGGCTACGCGGCCGATACCTACGGGGCCGCGTTCGGAGATGCCTCGAAGTCGTGGCTGACGCTGGACGACACGAACGGCCTCCGCATGGGGAACGGTGCGAACGTCAAGGTGTCGATCACCCCGCTTGGCTCCGCGACGTTCGTGGGCGATGGCGACGGCATCACGAACATCGACGGCGGCAACATCCAGACGAGCAGCATCACCGCGAACAAGATCCTGCTGAATCCCGGCTACTCAGGCGCGGCCCTGAACGCCGATCCGAACTTCCTCGACTCGACGGCGTGGGGCGCTGGCATCAACATCGTGACGGGCATCACCGACGGCAAGGTCGGCTCGAACGCGATGGCGAACACCGCGAACAACTACCTGTGGGGCTACAGCGGCAACATCCCGGTGGACCCCTCGAAGATGTATCGCGTGAGAGCATGGATTCGGAAGACGGCCGGAAGCGGGGTCGATAACACCTACCTGTGGATGTCGTTCTGGCAGGGCGACGGCACGACGGCCGCATCTCCGAACGACATGTACGTGTCGAATTGCAGTCCGATCTCTACGACACCCGGAACGTGGACGGAGTGCGTCGGAGACTTCGGCTATGGAGACGCTACGCATCCGACCCCATCGAATGCGAAGTTCATGCGCGTCGGCTATGGCCTGAACAACTCGGCCACGTCGAGTGTCATCCAGATGCAAGACCTTCGCCTCGAAGAGATGGCACCGGCCAGCCTCATCGTGAACGGGGCCATCACCGCCGACAAGATTGCCGCGAACACGATCACGGCAAGCAAGATGGTCGTCGGCCAAAGCGGTCAGTACATCAACATCGATCCCATGCTCAAGGACACGAGCGTCTGGGGGAGCGCCGGGGCAGGGACGTTCACGATCAATACGCTGAGTGGCGTTCCAGCGGGGAACGAGGTCATTCGCTCGAACGCGAACGCCACGGCCTACGTGGAGGATAAGAACTACTACGCCATCGACGAAACGAAGACCTACCGTTTTCGCTTCTGGGCGAGAGGCGTGGGCGAGAATGGCATCCTCTACGCAGACCTCCGGCAGTACGCCGACATGAGCGGGACCACCTGTGGCACCAACGGGGGGCGCAACCCCTACGACCCCAACGCCGTGAGCGTGCCGGATGCGTGGACGGAATACTCGGGGACGTTCGGGCCGGGTCAATGGATCTCCGGCTGCACGAAGTTCGTGAAGCTCGACTGGCTGCTGAACTACGGCGGAACGGCAGGCTACATGGAGATCGCCTACCCACGCATGGAAGAAATGGTCACGGGCGAGTTGGTCGTCAACGGGTCGATCACCGCCACCGACATGAATGTCTCGACGCTCTCGGCCATCACCGCCAACATGGGTAGCCTGACCTCTGGCAGCATCGTGGTCGGGTCGTCGGACAAACTCTGGCTGAACGACTCGTCGGACGGCGCACTCAACATCGGCGGCAGCACGAAGGCGTCGGCCCCGTTCCGCGTCACCGCAGCCGGGGCGCTCACGGCGACGAGCGGCACCATCGGCGGCTGGACGCTCAATACGCAAACGCTCTACTCCGGCACCGGATCGAACTCCGCTGGCATCCATTCGGGCGGCACGTCCACGGTGCGGTTCTTCGCGGGGAGCGCGACTCTGGACTCGGCCCCGTTCCGCGTGACGCAAGACGGATCGCTGACGGCAACCAACGCCAGTATCAGCGGTAGCGTAAGTGCCGCGAGTGGGGCCGTGACCATCGACGGAAGCGGGATCACCATCGACAACGGGTCGAGCGGGTACAACCAAGTGAAGTGGGACGATGGCTCGACCATCGGCTCCGGGTCGGACGTGCTGAACATCTCGGCCGATTCGCAGATTTCGCTCAACGTCGTGAGCGGCAATCTGAAGATCGATAGCGGTGGCATCTTCACCAACTACCAGCGCGACCTTGGCACGAACAGCTACCGTTGGCATGACCTCTATATGGTCGGAGACATCTGGTGGGATTCGCCGCCCTCTACGACCGCTGATGACTGGCCGATGGTCTGGTCGCCCTCGATCAAGGCGCTGTACTACAAGAGCGATGCGGCGTCCTGCTCCTACGCGGGGGCGTCGGAGGCCGGGATCGTGACGAGTTGCGCCGAACCCGTCCAGCCTCAGATTGACGCGCTGAAGCAGGAAGTCGCAGACCTGAAGGCACAGGTCGCGGCCCTCATCGCACTACTCGGGGGGAGACAATGAAACGGATCTCTGTCGGCCTTGTCGTCGCCGTCTTGTTCGGCGCTGCGGTCCTGTTCGCGCAGGCCAGCATGGAAATCACGTTCACGGTTCCGGCTGATACGGTGGCGGTCGTCAAGCAGGTTCTCGCCAAGCGGCAGCGCGTAGATCCGACGACGATCACCGACCTCCAAGCACGCAACGGCATCTTGGCCTTCTGTCGCGATGCGGTACAGGCCGAAGTGCGCGTGTGGCGTCGTTCGGAGGACAAGGCTGCGCTGGACGTGCTGTTCAACGACCTCACGGAAGAAAAGCGAGCGCAGGTTCGCGCCTACATTCTCAGTCTCAAGTGAGGCCGCGATGATCGTCGGACTGCAATCGGGTTTCGGCTCCCTGCTCGGCCCCGCGCTGACGGCAGACCTCCGCGCCCTCGGGTTCGGGATGCTGCGGCTGGACTGCCAGCAGGTCGTTTCGGCAGACGTCTTCCGGGGCCTTGTGCGCGAAGTGCAGGACGCCGGGATGACGCCGCTGTGCATCGTGTCGCCGGAGAACATCCTCGCGATCCCGAACGACTGCTCCGGTCTCGACCTCGAAGTGATCAACGAGGCAGACCTCCGGGGAATGAGTCCGGCCAGCTATCTGTCGGCCGTGCTGACCGTCTACGAGCATGTCGAAGGGCGGCATCGCATCTGGGCTGGAGGGGTCTCGAATACGACGGCCAGCAAGCTCCGCTGGCTGCGCTCGGTGGTCGTGGCGCTGCCGTCTGACGTGGGCGTGACGCTGCACCGCTACCCGAAGAACGGGGAAGGGCCAGCCGCGCCACAGGACGGCTTCCGGGCGCGGGCGGACGAGTTCCGCGCGATTCGCAGTCTCGTCGGCCAGCGCCCGTGGGGCTGTAGCGAGCATGGGCATCACACCGGGCCGCAGTCGAAGGGCTGGTGGCTGTGGCGGCGCACTTGGCGATGGACGGACGGACAGGTGGCGGACTTCGGGCGGCAGGAAATGAAGCTCTGGCGCGATGCCGGGGCGTCCTTCGCCGTCTGGTATCAACTCAACGACGGGGTAGGTGCCGACCCCTTGGATCGGTTCGGCATCAGACGGCTCGACGGTAGCTGGAAGCCCGTCGCGCACACATTGACGGCTCAGTAACGAAGGAGACGAACGATGGCGAGCTATTGGTTCAATCACGGGGCGAACAAGGTGGGCGACGGCACGGTGGTCTGGACCTCGGCCACCATCAAGGCGCGGCTGGTCAACGCCGTTCCGGCCCGCACGATCACGTCCATGACCGGGCAGACGGCTATCGGGACGGACCCGACGCTCGGCACGAAGAGCATCAGCAAGGACGACACGAACAACCAGATCAAGTATCTGGCCGCGAACCCGACGTGGACCGCCGTGGCCGGTGGCTCGACGGTGGCCGCGTGCATCGTGTACGCGTTCATCACCGACGACGCGAACAGCATCCCGCTGTGCGTGCATGACGTGACGGACACGGCGACGAACGGTGGCGACATCACGATTGACTGGCCGACCGTGAACTCGACCGACAACTGCGTGATGTACACGACGCAGACGTAGGGCTGAGTCCGCGATGAACGGTGGGGGCGAGTCATGGCTGTAGCACACGACGCCGCGACGGGCAGCGTCTACACGGCTGCGACCTCGCCCCACACGTTCAATCACACGCCGACCGGGACGCCGAAGGGCGTTCTGCTGTTCTGCATCAACTACGATTCCTCGACGAAGCGCGTCACCGCCGCCAGCTATGGTGGTCAGGCGATGACGGAGGTCGGGGATGCGTCCGACACCGCTGGCGAAGCCACGAACGTCGCGGTCTGGTTCCTTGGCTCGGGCATCCCGACCGGCCAGCAACAGGTCAGCATCGACGTCGGCACCGCCGGGGACGACCACTACTTCGTCTGTGTGACCGTCACGGCTTCGACCGCCTCCACGGCCATCCAGAACACCCAAGAGATCAACGGCGACACGGCCAACCCGCAAGTCACGCTTCAGTACGGGGGAATCTCTTGCCTTGGCTACGTGGGGCTGGCCGGTGGAGCCTCGACGGTCGCGTCGTACTCGCTCCTCTCGGGCATGTCCACCGGCCTGTCCAACGACTCTGGGCAGGAGATTCAGCGCGTGGACCGGCAGACCTCTGCCGGGACAAGCAACTTCACCATCGGCTACAGCTACGCCACGTCCGACGACGTGGCGCTGTTCGCGGTCGCCGTGCGCGAGGAAACGGCGCAGACGATCACCGGACAGTCGGTTGGGCTGAATGCCGCCATCTCGGTCGCCAGCGTCCTACCGGGAGCCGTGACGGTCAACGGCGCGACCATCAACGCGAACCTCGCCGTCACCGCCGCGACCCTTCAGGCGACTATCACGCGAGCCGGAGCGTCGATTGGCCGCGACTTGTCTGTCGTCGATGGCATATCAGGCAAACCGGCCGAAGTCATCGTCGGCCCCGTGACGGTCGCGGGAGCCGCTGTCGAGCGAGCGATGACCGTCACCGCTGCGGCGGCGGTGCCGGGGCATGTGAGTATCTACGCGCAAGATGCCGTCGCGCTGGCATCTACCGTGGCCGCTGGCACCGTGCAGCCGGGGGCCGTCACGATCAACGGGGTGGATTCGTTCTTCTCGACAATGAGTGTGACTGCCGCCGACATCTCCGTGCCGGAGCAAGCCTCGTCGGTGGTATTCTTCCGCCGCGTTCGCGTGGCATGAGGTCTTCCATGAAGAGAGTCTGGGTCGCCGTCCTGTTCCTCTTGGTCGCCAGCGTTGCCGTCGCACAGCAGACGAAGCCGACGAATCCCCGCGAAGGCACGTTCTCGGCCAGCCCCGATCACGCGCAACTGGACAGGTACGTTCTCGGGTTCTTCCTGCCCGGTGCGGCCAGTCCGGTGCAGACGCAAGACATCGGGAAGCCGACGCCGGACGGGTCTGGGGTCTGCACGTTCACGTTCAACTCGCAGCCGTTGACGTTCGGCGTGGACTACGTGGCAAAGGTCAAGTCGGTAGCCGGAGCCGCCGAAAGCGGCTGGAGCGAGGCGTCCAACCCTTTCGACCGGGTGCCGGGAAGCCCCGGCAAGCCTGTGATTCGGTGAACTGGCTGTGGCGCTGGCTGTGGCGGGTCTTCGGATGGTGTGAATGAAAAGAGGGCGTATGACGAAGTGGATCGCCGGAGCAGTGGTCGTGTTGCTGTTGCTGTCGGGACAGGCGTTCGCGCAGGGAACGACGACGCCCACCGTCCTGCCCACGGGCGCGGTCGGACTGGCGCAGAAGCTCTTGCTCACGCTACGCGGCGTGGATGCCGTCGATCATACGATGATGCTGCCGACCGGCTGTACCGTGGCGTGGGCGGTCCATGACGAGAAGGGCGCGGTGGTCGAGGGCGTGGCCGATTTCGTCGAGCAAGCCGCGTCCGCAGAGTCTCCGGGCGGCTGGTGGTTCGTGCCGAAGGGCAAGATGGGAACCTACATCGTGAAGGCCACCGTCACGCTCCCGGCGCAGCAGTCGCCGCTCGCGGCTCCAGCCGAAGCGAAGATGATCGTGCAGGGCGACATCGTGAAGGTCATCATCGGGTTCACCGGCTCGGCGGTTCCCAAGTAGAGGTCTGCATGGCAGTTACGCTGGCGGCGACTCACAGCGGAGCGCAGTACCCGTGGGGCTACGAGCTTCGCATCGACCTGACAGACGGCACGCGCCTGTACCATCGCGCCGCCGTGTGGCCAACGGAGCCGTCATCGGCGCAGATCGACGAGGCCGTGGCCACCGTCATCGTGCAGCTTGAGGCGTTGCTGAATCCACCCGAACCGGAGCGCCACTACCGGATCATCTGCGAGGACGATGCGGAGGTGCTGCTGTGATCGACATCGACCTGCGCGTGACGCTCACGACGCAAGAGCGCCAAGCATGGCAGATCATCCGGCC